CTGGTTTTTGCTCAGTAATAGGCCGTAACGCATCTCCTGCTGCTGCGGCGTTAGGATCTACGTTGATATGTACAGACTCTGCAACACCGTCAGGTAATACAGAGGGATTAACAGATAAAGGAAACTTATTGTTACCAAATAGTACATCAACAATCTGTCCATACGCTGCAAGGGTCTTAGTCTTAGTGACTTTAACAAACACACGTGACTTCTCTGTGTCTGTGAACTGTACGTCCTTACCATACAAACCACGATAGTTACGATAGGCTTTTAACCACCGCTCTTCATCTGCAAATCTAGCATCTTCTGCACGTTTATAGCGCTCAGCTACAAAAGCAACTACACTAGACTTAGTTTCAAAGATACTGTCCGTACTGTCTTCAGCAGCTACGACTTCATCTGTTTCAAACATTTCTTCTTGTTCTGCCATAATCAATACCCGAATTGTGGATCACTAGCTTGAAAACCAGTGCGTTGTTTTGCTGGGTTAAAGTCCCATATGCTGCTACGTGGACGTGTCATAATACCGTATCTTAGAGCGTCATACAAGTGATCCTCTGCGTGAGTATCAACATCTTCTGGGTTTTTCTTATCCAGAGGAATACTAGGAATCTGTGCTATCGTGTTTGTACAATTACTCATAAACACTAGCTGAGGCTTTTCAGTGAACTCATCCACCTTCAACCGCCTGTGTATCTCGTTCTTACCTGCGACACGTGAACCTCTTGACCGATCAGAGGGACGCCAACGGCAACCCTTCATGTTCATCTGCTCTGCCAAGCTAGGTCCAGTGTCGCCACGGTTGTGCCATAAAGAACTATCCAGCACCCCGTATCTCATTGTACCATCTTTTGCTTCTGCTTCCAATATCAAATCTGCTAAGTCAGAAGCTGTGACTTTAGATACATACATCTCACGGTACACAATTACTTGTTCGTCAGGTGCTACAGCAAACCAGAGAACACCAGTGTAACTACCATAACCGTAATCGCAAGCCCTAAACTTTGCCCAAGAGTCAGGTATCTCAAATGAGTCCACGACATGTATCTTTCTGTCAAACTCTGGAAAAGCGGCACCTTCATTAATATCCCAGTTACCTTCAAGTAACTGCTTACGCTGATGCTCCGGCAGAGAGAGAAGCATCGCTTCATAGTCGCCAGAGTCAGATAAGTACGGATTATCAAATAGAGAGGCGGGAATAAAACGGCGCTTAAATAGAGGCTGACCTTCTTTACTATGCCCTTTAGGAAAGGTAATAGTTTCCCCAGAATCCAAATGCGTTGCCCAAAAAGCTTTACCTGCTCTTTCAGGGTCAATAAACATTTTCTTAACCCAAGCATGTCCTGCTCCTCCGGGGTTTGTTGTTGCTCTCATGTAGAGACCAAGAGTTGACGAATGTGCAGATCTCAAGCGAGATCTCATATAATCCCAAGCGTAAGGTGTAGTCCATTGAGTAAGTTCGTCAAATCCAATCCAGTTAAAAGCCTGACCCTGATAGCGTGTGACATCTGTATCCTTATCCAAGTATGACATCCAGAGGCGACCACCTCTAGGTGAGACCCACTGCGACTTTCTTTCAGACCATTTAATACCCGGTACAGCACGAGGGTATAGCTCCTGAGATTTCTGTATTAGTTCCCTTAGTTCTTCTGTTGTGTGACGTACAAGTAGGCCACTAAAGTTAGGATCGTTCAAACCATGTAGAGGGTCAGCTAACATAGCGTAGGATTTGCCACCACCAGCTGCGCCACCATAGAGAACCTCACGTTCTGACGAACTAAGAAAGTGAGTCTGGGGGCCGGGGTTTGGCTTGAATACTACATCCATAGCCACATCTACATCATACTCAGGTGCTTTGACTTGTGCAGGAACAGTCTCTACTTTGGGGGTGGCGACTGCTTCAACTGCCTCTGTCAATTTCTGCGTATGCCCCGACCCCTTGGGTTTCAAGTTTCTCAATTTCCTCAAGGGTTTCTTTGAGCCACTTGGCAAGCTTGCGCTTAATTGCAACTGCTTTTCTACGTTTCTGCTCAATCTCAACTCTTTTCTTTAAACCTGTGTGGCCTATGTCACGGCCTGTCTCTTTGCTTAACCAGTGTGCTACTGCACGATAACTATACTGCTTAAGATGTCGTTTAGCAAGCTCTAAAGCTTCTAACTCAGATTCAATGGGTACGAGTAACTTATCGTTGTCGGGGTGCAGTTCATAGCCAAAAGGTACACGTCTTGTTATCCTGACTATAGTATGCCACTTCTTGTTGTGATCCTTTGGCGGTAACGGTAACTGCCAGAAGCCTAAATCTCTCTCAGGTACTATTCGTTTGAACCTTCTTTTGGTGGCAGGTAGAATATGCCTCCACCGCCAGATGTTACGTCTACTTTGTCTACCTTACCAAGTCCTGCACGATCTAGCAAGTCTTTTGCTGCTACCATCTTCTCTTTAATGCCTAACTCAGTAGGGTCATAGAGAGCGCCTACCATTGCCATAGCTGCTTTGGGTGCAGTACGTGCAAAGTAAGTCCGTGTCTTCTCACCAATCTCATCTTTAAGAGATTCTACAATAGCTGCTGTGCTTGAAGCAGGAGCATAGCCTGCAAGTTTCTTAGCTGCTACCACATCACCACCAGCCTCATCAAAGAGTACCTCTAAGAAGCGCTGTTGCTGTTCTGTAAGAACTCTAGCCATAATGTATTCCTTATAGTGGATTATCGACTAGCTCATCATACGCTTTCCAAATATCATCTACTTCTGTCTGTAGAGTATCTAGCGTATCGCCTAGTCCATCTGTAATAGTTGTAGCCTTATCTACTTGGCTACGCAAGTCTAAAAGCACCTTCTGCTGCTCTAAGATCTGTGACATGTTTGTGCTTAGCTGTGCAAGCTTCTGATTCAAACCACGTACATCGTTGTCTGCAATAGCTTGCTCTAGTGTTTGAATACGAGATACAAGACTAGCTTCTAGTTCTTGTAGCTTTGTGATTAGCAAAGAATCTAGTACTACTATCTCACCAGCTAGAGTATTCTGAACATCTGTGAGATTGCGCTGGGCTACAGTTTCTACCTTAGTTACTCTGGTAGTAATCTCCGCAGCTTTTGCATTGAATGCAGCACTATTCTCCGCTACTTCTGCAATGCCAGCCTCTACACCGTAGAAACGCTGTAGTGTATCATAAGACCAATACACACCACCTGCAACTGTAGAAAGAACTGGAAGTGCCACAGCAACCATCCAGCCCTTAATGTTGTATCCACCTACGCTAAACTCAAAGTCCATCATTGTGTTGGCATTGCCCCATACTGATTAATGTATTCACCTGCTGCGTAGATCTCTGTAGCATTCTTCATCTCAGGTGTCAAGTAACCCTGGAAGCCTGTACCAAAACCTGAGTCATCCCAAGTGATAACAAACTCATCAATAGCCTGTGTATATGTGATAGCTGTGTAGCTACCAACCATGTAGTTACCCTGTGCAGCGTAGTTGTCTACAGTGGCAGTAAGTTCATCATTGTTAGCCGCAGCCATGAAAGCACCAGCCTGTTGAGCAAAAGTCTCTACAGCTGCTACTGCCTCGTTATACTCGTTAACCTCAGCAGCGTCTAAGCTATATACGTCTGTCTCAAGCATACCCTGTAGCTCAACCTGCTCAGGCTTAGTGTCTGCCTCAGATGCTACGGAAGCTACCTCAACTGCTGTCATAACTACAGCTGTAGCAGCAGTCAGATTATCTACTGCAGCGTTCAAGCTATTCATAGCCGCTGCATGTTCCTGCATAAACAACTGCTCAGCTGTACTAGCAATGGCATAGTCGTGGTTAAGTACAAGCTCTTTAGCTTCTAGGTATGCACCTAGCTCATCTGTGGTAATAATACCATCACTAAGTGCATCATCGTTAATCACACCACCGATAGCAGCATAACCTACAGCACCTACAGTCATAACACCACTGTTAGTGATACGATCCTGAATATCGCCAATAGAAGCGATAAGCATGTCAATCTTCTCTTGACCAGTTAGCTCGTAGTTAGTCTCTTGTGCGCTTACTGCTGCGGAAACGCTCACTAAGGCTGAGCTTAGGAGTATTGTCTTCAACGATCTCTTCATCTGTGTCTTCCTCTCCTACCCTAAGTAGGGTATCCCAAAACGCTTTGTCTGTATCATATCCAACGATGTAAAGCGCTGGACTCTCTCTGTACTTCTTTATCGCTGCCTTCCCCATAAGCAGCTTACCCGTCTTACTGTCATTAATAGGGCATGGGGTATTCGCTAACATCATACTACGGAACACTACAGGGTCTTGGCACAGTACAGATATAGCTGATACCTGTAACCCTAAGCCCCCTACTTGCTGTGGTGCTCCTAAGAGCCTAGCGTTCTTACGTCTGTTACAAGCTTCATCCTGCTCCATCTTACCAGAGGATAAACCTAAGACGCTTATCTGTATCCCTGTAGAGCTAGGTAGTAAGCAGCTATCGTTACCGCCACCACCCATCATCGTAGGAGCTATCGCTGACATAACAGGGGCAGCTGAACCAGCACCCGTAGCGTTGTAGTTATTTGTTACAGTCTCATCAGTGTTGTTACTGTCTACAGTGCTGTTCTCGTTACTCGTAGAGAAGTCACCTGTAACATCACCCGCCTGTGCAGTCATCCCCAATAACATCACGGAGATCAGGGTCACTGCACATAAGCTGTAGAGCGGCGTCTTTCTGACCGATGTATGTAAGAGTTTGTGCATCTAAGTTCCGTTGGCATTTGGCATCATTAGCCGGGCAAGAGGAAGGTAAGACCACAGATGAATTACTACATGCAGTAGTTATACTCATACAAACCAGAAATGCAAGACTATTTAAAATTACCTGCCACGACATTGCGGATTTCACCACGTGCGATACCGATGTCATGCAGTTCTTTGTCTGACATATTAGTGAGGATCCAGTAGTCTGCACGTGCTTGTTGTGCCTTTTGTAAGCTTGCCAAGAAGTCTGTGAAGGTCTTAATAATAAGTGTGAACATTGTATTTTCCTATGTTATGCCCAGCGCTATTGCTAGACTCGCATAGTTATACGTATAATACAGACATTTACCTCATCTAAGTTTGCATACCCGCTATTCGTTATACGCCAGAGAAGGTCTCTGTTACAGTTAGGATGGTGTCTACGTGTGCCGCTGTATCAGGTGTTACTTGTACCTTATCACCAGCAGCAAGTACTAACTCAATATCAGAAAAGGTTATGTATTCACCTGCACCTAAGTTCTTACCCTCTAAGAAGTGTGACGTATAGTTATCAGCTGCTACGTACCACTCAATAGTAATATTTGTATTACCTGAGAAGTTATGGATGTGAAGATAGCTTACCTCAGCCACACAGTTAGGAGGACATGTATATACATCCTCTGTAGTAGTCGTAGTGTTGTGACCCCATACAGAACGCCTACGAGCAGGTCTACCTTGGTGGTTGAGTGTAACAGCCATTACTCGTCAACCCACGCTTCATTCTCTGGGGTGTTAGGGTCATCAGCAATAAGTTGACCTTTAGCGTTACGAGCACGTTTCTTACCTGGAGGAGGTGTAGCTTTCTTAGCTTTCTTCTTAGGTTTAGTAGCTGCAATGTCTGCTTCCTGACAAATAGCATTAACGTTAGGGTCTTTGCTCTGCACGTTGCCATAGTTGTCTTCACCAGCAGATTGATTACCCATGGAGTCCCATACGTAGCCATGCTCATCTACACGGTAGCCCTTAGCTTCCAGTGCTTCTTTATATTTATGGTAGTATTTCATTACTTACTCTTCTTCATTGGACGTGCTGCTGGGTTAGATGCACCACAGTAACCGCCTTTGTTCATCTTCATAGGCTTCTTAACCATGCCACCGTATGCCATCTTCTTCTTAGGCATACCACCACAGTCACACTTACCACCCTTACCACAATTACACTTCATGTTCGTTTTCTCCCTGATGCTGTTGTAGACCACTTAACTTTCTTAGGTCCAGTTTTCTTAGCTGCTTCTTTCTTACTAATCTTAGAAGCTACTGCCTTTGGCCTACACGCTGGGTAGGATCTACCGTCACCCTCTTGTCTGCCACAAGGCTTACCTGTCTTAACGTCTGTCCATTTCTCACCAAACCACTTACCTAAACCACCAGCGGCATAACCACGAGCATTAGGTAGTACGTGTTGGCTATTTAACTTTGTTGGCTTTCGTGCCACTGTACTTACCTCCACGTGCCTTGTATGTCTTAGTAAGCCAAGCAGACGCATAAGCGCTGGGCCATACGTCAAACTTCTTCTTAGCTTCAGCCTTAACACGGTTATACAACTTCATGTTAGTTGGTTTAGGAGCTGCCATTACCACTTCACCTTATCTGCCCAGTAAGCTGCACTCATCTTACCCTTAGAGATGTTCTTTGCGTGTCTAGCTTTAAAGCTTGCACGTTTCTTCTTCATGCGATCAGATTCACCCGCTTTAGGCTTGCCTGCTGTGGATGCTCCCTGCTCACCAAAGCGGATGAGCTTAATGGTATCACCTTCCTTGGCAAGGACAGCGTGTGACTTGGTAGGGTGCTTAGGGGTACGCTTGGGCTTGTTGTAACCTGCAAACTTCTCTCCTCTGTACTCGACAGCCATTACGCTTTACCTGCTCTGCTATTACGAGGGAAGCTACGGTTCTTAGCTTTTGTAGTTACTGCTAGGTTAGAGCTCTTATTATTCTTAGGATTGCCATCCTTGTGATGTACGTCTTTGCCATCACCCTTCCTAACAGCACCACCAGCAGAGAGTTTAGCACGAGCAGAGTTACGAGATGCACGTTTCTTTATCTGAGCAGGCTTACCCTGGTAGTTAGCATACTCTTTCTTATAGTCTCTAGCCATAGTCTCGCTCTCTATCGGGGTCTAATACGTCATTACGATCAAGTAGACCTTCTAAATACATCATTCGTTCTACGTAATCTAAGGTTAACTCTTTATCAGGGAAGACTTCCTGTAGGTGTGCTCTAGTGTAGAACACTTCACTACGAGGAATGTGTACACGCTGGAAAGCTCTTACATCATTTGACGCTAAAGCAGAGTAAAACTCTTCTAATACGGAATCAGATGCGTATAGTTTTATTTGTTTAGACATGAATGTCAATACTTTTATTATACAAAGGGGAGAAAGTGGTACGTGCCGCAAACTAAGTCTGAGGAGAGTGAGGGAGGAGAGAGTATTACTTAGTCTGTAACACGTACCAGTTAGTGTAACACTTATTGTTTATACAAGTTTATATGTGTTACTTGTATATAGTGTACATTATAACCAATAATAGTGTCAACCCTATAGTTAAAACTTTCTTAGTTAAAACTTAGAGAGTTATAACTTACCTATGTCCACTATCCTTTTTGTAACACTCTCTTATAGAGTAATACTCTTCTTTATTTATTACTTTACTTTAGTTTTAACTCTAAGAGTATTACTCTGTGTGCTCCTGCTCCGCAGTTATACTCATAGAAACACCCTGGTCAACCCCTAAAATGCACATACATGTAAAGAAGTTACTAAATGTTACAACTTTATAGTAATGTGTGATATATATGCACCTTGTATACGACTAATTAAGGCAAAACTAGGGCAAAGCTAAAAATCCCGTGTGTGTATTAGTGTATATATACGTACCGCTACACCCCCCGTGGCCCACGCACACCCCCTCTTTTCTATGTTTTGTGCTACTATCACGCAAAACTAGGTGATTTATCTATGTAAGCTGTTGTTTTATAGCGAATTATATACTGTTACATCATCATTTGGATCAATATAACGTGAAATTATAGGGCTTTTTTTCATTTAGGTTTGTGATCACAAAAGCCGTGTATGAAATACCCTACCCCTACAATATGTGATCACAAATACCATACCCCTCTTTTATGTGATCACATTTATATGTCCTGGCTCTTATATAAGTAAGCTCTTATATGTCCTGGCTCTTATATAAGTAAGCTCTTATATGCTACGTCTCTTCTGCACTACTATATAGCACGATAAAAAGCTGGATCTTTAATGTTGCTCAAATGTCACGCTTTAAAGTTTCTGCCCATGAATTGTATTTTTTGTTTTACATCTCTTTTTATCTCTGCCCTATTGATTGCAGAAAGTAACGCAAAACAGAAAGCGAATTGATCATGTCACAATATAAACTCTTAGGTGTCGGCACTAATGCAAAAACAATCAAAGGTGATGGCGATGAATATCTTACTGCGATCGTATACATGACGCCGTGGAAAGTAATGGTTGATGGCAAGGCTTTTAACTCCTGCAGCATGGCAGAGCAAGCCGGATGCATTGACGCTTGTTTAAATACGGCTGGACGTGGCGCAATGAATAGCGTTCAAGCCGCACGGGAACGCAAGGCTCAATGGTTTTATCGGGATCGTGATGGCTTTATGCGACAGCTCATGGAGGATATTGCCAAGTTTCAAACCTATTGCAACAAGCGTGGCATCCAGCCTGTAGTGCGATTGAATGGCACAACCGATATTCGCTGGGAATTGGTAAAGCTTGATGGCTATACTATCTTTGAATTGTTCCCACGGGTGGCGTTTTATGATTACACAAAGATCGCCAATCGCAAGGTCTCACACATCCCAAACTATCATCTGACATGGAGCTATAGCGGCGCAAGTAAATCTTATGCGGCATTACTTGATAAAGCTTTGGCGGCTGGTATGAATGCGGCTGTAGTATTCCGTGAAGCAATGACAAAACCAACATGGAGCGGCTTGCCTGTAGTCAATGGTGATGCGGATGACCTGCGCATTTTGGATCCCAAAGGTGGTCACATCGTGGCGCTATATGCCAAGGGCAAAGCAAAGCGTGACACATCCGGCTTTGTGGTAGAGGTGTAACATGATAGCAACACTTTTAATCTTTGCCCTATGTTTGGGCTTATCAATCGCTGGGGCTGCGTTTATGTATTTCCCATTAGATGACAACAAAGAGGATAAATGACATGCCACGTTTAGACATAGACACAACCACAATAGAAGTCGCCGCAAGGGCTTTGGCTAAATTCAAGCTGGACTATCCCGACAGGCTCACTGTATGGGTTGAAGCAGAGGCGGGCCAGCTGGATATAAAGATTGGCAGTATAGCAAAGCACAAGAATGAAGGTGCAATGCGTCATCACATATATTTTCACAAGACCGATGGACTGATGGAGGTTTAAACAATGAATAGACAAGCGCTTAGAGACGGGAGCAACAACCCCGACAACCCCAACAAAAACCTGTGCGGCTATGCTGTAGCTCGTGCGCTGGGCGTGGATGATGCTACACGATACATTCACACGATTGGAGACCTGCAACGTGCGATCCGCTCTATGTGGTCTCTGCGCAGTGTCAAAACCAAGATGGGCGTGAAGACTGGCAAAACCACAGTGGGAGCTATACGCAAGAGAATTGCATCAAAGGGCGAGGCTCTGGCTTATTTGGTACACGTTGAGGGCCATGTGCTCTTGCTGGACAGGGATGGCTCAACAGCTGTAGACACAGCACCAAAGCAACGTGATCGGCGCAGGGTGTTGCGTGTTCAAGGCGTCTACATGTCAGACAATGACAGCAAGTTTATTAAGATGATGAAACTCAAAGAGGAGAAACTTAAATGCTAGTGCAAGTTATAACACTCACCTTCCCTGACGGGGATCAAACCACATATGTGGATCAAGTAGGCACAGAGGATGCCGCAGAGAGTTACTTTATGTTGGATCAACACCTAGCAGATGGTGACGCTGGAACAGTAAAAGTATGTACGCTAGGGGGGGTGAGCCAATGATCTACGCAATCGCAGACGTACCACACGCAGACTATGACAATTATGACACACTCAATAAACTCTTTCACGCATTGTCACCGCATGGCTGGGAGCATAGCTCGTGGAAGAATGACACTTGCCCGTCACTGCTCAAAGAGGAGAAGCACGGCAATTATTGTCAGATATTCGTGGACTATGCAGACCCTGCCATGCGAGAAGATCCAGAGTGGCCTGTACTATCATACGACTGCTATGACGCAGAGGGGATGAAGACATTTCATGAAGAGTTTGACAATGTGGACAAGCTCATAATCTATCTGACAAAGAGGGTATACTGATGATCTATAAACCGCACCCCATGGATGTGTGTGATATGTTTGACACAACCAACAAAACAATTGCGCAAGTGGCTAGACATTTTGGCCTGACTAGCGAAGAGGTTAAGAACATATTGCTGGACGTTACTGATGAACAGGCGACAGCATTACAAAGAGAGAGAGGATATTGAGATGACTAAAGGTATCGTAATTAGTCTTTATGACTTCACAGGTGAGGCACTCAAGCCATGGGCAGAGGCAGGGTATGAGTGCTACGCCTATGACATCCAGCACTCAAAAGAGAACGTAAACACAGACACATTTGTAGGTAGTAAAGGTTCTATCACCTACGTTCACGCTGATCTTCACGATCATAAGTCTTTGAACCAAATACATGACGATTTCTATACACGTCAAATGGATGGTGGCCCACCTATAGTTTTCGGCATGGCCTTCCCCGTCTGTACTGATATGGCTGTATCAGGTGCAGCACACTTCAAGCGCAAAGCAGAGCGTGACCCTGAGTTTCAGACCAAGGCAGTAAACTATGCCAAGTGGTGCGGTGAGTTGTTTGATGACCTAGGTGTGCCCTACTTTGTGGAGAACCCTGTCAGTGTCTTAGCTACTAAGTGGCGCAAGCCTGACTATTCGTTCCACCCGTATGAGTACGGCGGGTACATCCCTTACAGCGAGGCGGATCATCCACGTTGGCCTGAGTACATCGCGCCGTTTGATGCGTACAAAAAGAAGACCTGTCTATGGACGGGTGGTGGCTTTGTGATGCCTACAAAGGTATCTGTTGACCCTGAGAAGTACCATGGCAACGGTTACAGCACAGCCATGATGAAGCTGGGCGGTAAGTCACAGCGCACCAAAGACATACGATCTGCCACACCCCGTGGGTTTGCCAAGGCAGTCTATGAGTTTAACAGTCAGACAGTAGAGGAGATGGCGCAATGACTAGGACAATCAAACTAAGACTTACACGCACAGATACTTGGTATCCAGAGTATGAAGTACCTGACCATGTAAAGGATGAGGACATATATGAGCACCTCTTTGAAGAAAATCCCGCTTCTGTGTTTGATGAGATGTGCAACAAGCACACGCTAGATACTGAACTAACTTTAGATGAAATACTGGAGGACTAAACAATGTATACGCTAGAACTAACATCAAACCAGCTACTCATGCTGAAGGAACTGATCGACAATGACATTGACATATCCTGCATGGACGCACCTGACTACACTGACATGGATGCCATGCAATATTATATGGATCGGTGCACAGTGTACCACTTAGTGAAAGAGGAGCTAGAGACATGATCCGTATCATACTGACCAGCAAGATCACTCACAAACCCATATGCTATCACACCGTGACAAACATGAGCGAGGCAGACAGGCTGGCTGCTACTTACAGCCGCATGGATGGTATCAAGGTAGAGGTGTTGCAACATAGCAACGTGACATAATGGTAACATTGACGCAGATTAACACAACGACTAACCTACAAATGTCTAACAGAGGAGAAACAGACATGACTAACACACAAAACTCTAAGATCATCACACACCTTCGTGCAACCAAGGGTCTGACCCAGCGTGAGGCTATGCTGGACTACAGCATCCAGTCATTCACTAAGCGTATCTCTGAGCTACGCAAGTCAGGCTACCGCATTGATGGCGTTAAGGGTAAGCACCCTGTGACAGGTCAGCAGTACACACGCTACGTTCTTATTGAGGAGACAGTATAATGACTAAGGCAATCAAAACAGAATTGACCCGTGATGAAGTAGCAATCCTATTGGAAGTATATAACACCATTGATGCACTGGTAGATGACACAATGGAGATGATGGATGTGCGTATGTCACAACTCAGTGACGCTAGGGACAAGGCTTATGCGTTAAAACAAATGTTTGACTTTAGACCTCTTGTTGGTGATGACGGTAATCCTAACCACTGGAGGCCGTGTGTATTACCTGATGATCCTAACGCATGGTACTACGAGAAAGAGGAGACAGCGTAATGATAGCTAGTAGAGCAATCAAGGTTTACAAGAACACATACGTCAATCAGCATGAGGAGTTTGTATCTACAGTGTTCACACCCTACGATGCCCATCGTCTACGAGCTAAACTATTTGAGGACAACAAGGTGCATCGTATAACCATGAAGAGCGTTAAGAATACTGTTCTGAAAAGCTATAGATCATGATAGGAGAGATACTAAGATCACTAGCAGGTCTGTATGTCCTAGCGCCCTTTCTTTACCTAGGCTACGTTTACATTAACCCTTAAACTACAGGAGAGAGAAATGAATATCCCCAAGGCATCAGCCACACTACAAGAGATCGTAGACTTCTATGCCAAGTCACCTGCGTTTGCTAGGTTGGCAGCTACGACACAGAAGGACTACGATACTCAACTGGCTGCGGTGTGTAGCACAGTAGTGGAGGGCAAGCGCCTTGGGGCGTATCGCCATAAGAGTATCAAGGTACGTCACCTTACTCAGGCTTATGAGAGTTGGCTATCTGTTGGTGTTCGTACTGCTAACTACCGTAAGTCTGTTCTGTCTGTAGCATGGAAACATTCAATGAGACATGACGTAATGACGCACGATCCAGTGGCTCTATTAGAAACCAAGTCTGGTCAACCACGGCGTGTACTATGGAGCAGAGATCAAGTTCAGACATTCCTTTCCACAGCTTATGGTGACTTCCGCTGGCGCAGCATTGGTCTTATAGTTCACATGGCTTACGATTGGGGGCAGCGTGTTGGTGATATGCGTGTTCTCAAGTGGGATAAGCTAGACTTAACTCAGTGCCGCATGGACTTAACTCAAAGCAAGCGCAACGCAGAGATACACCTTCCTATCTCTAAGGGTTTGTGTGATATGCTGCGACAGCAAAAGAAAGACTTTGGGTTCCAGGACTACGTTGCGCCTCGTGTCAAGCCTAGAGCGGGGGCGTACTCACCCTACGATAAAGTAGAAATAGGTATCATTATCAATGAGGTACTCAAGGAAGCTAATCTACCTATGACACTAACAGCTATGGACTTACGGCGTACCGCTGTGACGGAGATGATGGAGGGTGGTGCAGACTTAGCAGGTATCATGCAGGTAACAGGACACAAGGAAGTTGGATCAGTAAAGCCTTACATGGTCAACACATTCAGTGGTGCATCTAAGGCACTAGCGGCGAGAGGTAAAGATGACGATGAACATTCGTAAATACTTAGACAGCCTCGACTTAAGAGAGGATGAGAGCAGACGTATGAACTGCCCATCCTGCCATAGCAGGAACACATTTACTGTCACCAAAGAGATGGGGCTAATCAAGTACAACTGTTACAAGTTAGACTGTAGCATTGGCGGGTATCATCACACTGACCTGACAGCAGCAGAGATAAAAATCCTCATGGCTAAACAAGAGAAGCCTATGCAGATGGAGCCTGAGACTATGGAGATACCTGAGTATGTGGTACAGCCTACAGCAGAGCATGATAAGTTTCACAGGTTCACTAAACGCTGGGGTATCGTAGACAGACGCTTACTCTATGACGTTAAGGATGAGCGTGTTGTATTCCCGATACACTACAAGGGGCGTATCATTGATGCTAATGGACGTGCGGTAGGCAATAAGTTGCCTAAGTGGTATCGCTACACAGGTAAGGCAGACTACTACACTGTAGGGACGGGTTCAACACTTCTAGTATTAGAGGATTGTGTGTCAGCTATAGTTGCTTATCAGGAGTTCCCTAATGTAACAGCTATGGCAATCCTTGGCACAGCCCTTACAGCCGCACACATGGATAAAATAAGCGAGTATGACGATGTTATCGTAGCACTAGATCCTGATGCTGCACACAAGACTTTGCAGTTTAGTAGAGAGATAGCACTATGGACAAATGCAAATAGTACAGCCTTCCGGCTTGACGATGACATCAAATATAGGCTAACTGATGACCTAGAGAGATTAAAGGAGTTACTATCATGAACGATCTTAAAGATTTCCTTAAAGAGATGGGCCTAGAGAGTGTCCACCCTAAGCCCAGCGCAGAGAAGCCTGACTATATGCAGCCAGGTTATTATGTAGATCCACGAAACAAGTACGGTGAGGTGCCATTCTAATGAATAATGTGAACCAGCTAGAACTGTTTGAAAAGGTTGTACAGCATTACGAAGATGGACTTGAGTGTAATAACTGTGGTTTAGTACAACCTGTTGAGAACTTTCAGCACATGGTATCAGGTGAGATAAAAAGAAAGTGCCGCACTTGTGCTAGGGAGCAGTCCTATCTGGTTAGTTATTTAAAGAAGTTGCACCCGTATCCTGACGACAGTTACACTTGTCCCATATGTAATCGCAGCATTGAACAGATAGGAAAGAAGGGACAGAAGAAATTACAGAATTGGGTACTTGATCACTGCCACGATACAGAAACGTTTAGAGGTTGGCTGTGTCATCATTGCAATACAGGACTGGGTGCATTCAAAGACGACATCAATAGAATTAGAAATGCCGTAGCGTACCTACAAAATCATGAGGAGAAAGCACATGATTAAAGCAACATACATTGACCACATGGGTAATGACTTGACGGTAGCTAACGCTGCACGAGTATCATTTGGTAAGACATCTCAGATGGAAGATGACCCTTGGGGGCCACCAAAGCTCAAGGCTAAGGATGATAAGCTCATCCGTTATCTAGCCAAGCACAAACATATCAGTCCCTTTGGGCATTGCTTTGCAAGCTTCCACGTCAAGGCTCCGATCTTTGTAGCACGACAGCTAGTCAAGCATAAGTTCTTGAGATGGAACGAGATTTCTAGGCGATACGTAGATGATAAACCAGAGTTCTATGTACCTGACGTGTGGCGTGGGCGTAGTGATGACAAGAAGCAAGGCTCTAGTGATGAAGTAGTAGACATGTTACACTGGATTGTCGAAGACCCTGAACTTTCTATTGAGGGACATACAGAGTATGACAATGTAAGTGATAACCCTCATAGGTGGTCATCTAATGTAAACAACCATGCAATAAACCTCTACAACGCTATGCTCAACAGTGGCGTAGCACCAGAGATGGCTCGTATGGTACTGCCACAGTCTACTATGACTGAGTGGTACTGGTCAGGTAGCTTGGATGCCTTCGCTGATATGTGTAACCTGCGCTGCAAGCCTGACACACAGGCAGAGACACGAGAGGTAGCACGACAGATTGACCACAAGATGATTGAGCTATTCCCTGTATCATGGGACGCACTAACGGAGTATGACGATGAGTGAAGTAAAGATAACTGAAATAACTGAGCACGAGGATGGCAGTGCTACGTTGCAGGTAGAGTGTGACCCAGAGACATTTGCAGCTATATTTAACGTGGGCTTTGTGTCCTTGATTAAGACAGGTCTATACTGGGAGACGGACAATGACAGACAATGAGTGGCCTTTAGAGGCAGACTTTAGTGACATAAGACCTATGACACCAGAGGAACGTAAGGCTTCTAAACAACGTGATGAAAAGAATAAGTGGCGCAAGTGTGTAAGCTGTGGTAATGCAAGTAGAGACACATGGTGTGGCTTCTGTCTGGAGGAAGAATGATTCGTAGTGAATGGAAACGTTTGATGAAAGAAAACCAAGACTTTAAGGAGAGCGTATTGGCTGAGCATACTAGAATAGAACCGCCTGTTACGGCAGCGGATAACGTCAACAACCCAGCGCACTATGGTAAGGGTAGCATTGAGTGCATTGACTACATAGAAGACTTCCTCACCACAGAGGAATACATAGGCTACCTGCGTGGTAACATAGCTAAGTACCTACACCGCTGGCGTTACAAGAACAAGCAAGAGGATCTACTCAAGTCACAGTGGTACTTGGATCGTTTGATAAAGCTAGATGGAAAGGATAAGACATGATACCTGTAGGTCAATTACGTTTGTTGCTCACCAAGGCAGGGCTTGAGTATGTCATCACCCGTGTGGAAGGTAACGTAGCTCACGTTAACATTCTTGTAGCGGAGCAACCTGATGTACACAGTTGAGTTTGAATCAGACGCTGCTGTAATCACAACACTAGACCAGGATGACATGCACGAGGATGTGGAAGTCATCTTAGGTGATGATGGTGATGTATATATCCGACAGTTTGAACCAGACATGGACTGTTACCAGATGATTATCATGAGCCATCAGCAACTCATTGATATTATGGCAGCATACAACAGTAAAGAAGGGGCTTTCTACATAACATTTGAGAGGCCACAAGTATGAATGAACTAGGACAAGGGTTTTTCGCTGGCGTATTCGCAATGTATGTGTTAGCCCTACCCTTACTATACCATATGGTAGAGCCAGAGGATGAGGAGATGGATAACTCTGGCCCTATCAAGTTTGCTTTCCTGTGGCCTTTGATTGCACTGGAAGTATTATATCGTATCTTTGTAGGAGAGAAAGACAATGATGGAACTGGCACTAATTAAGACGTTACTTAACCGTGACTTCTATGAACAACACAAGGGCATTCGCTGCCCTGATAAAATCTTCACTAAGGATGTACGCAAGATCAAGCAGGCACTAGATGCTGCCATGAGGACATATGATGGCGATCTAAACACATCAGACCTAGAGGCCTTGTTCTACTCACAGAACCAGACGATGACAACTGCCACTAAGACTGCCTATGAAGATCTCTTTCGCAAGATAAATAAAGAAGACACTATCAAAGAGGATATTGCTACAGACGTACTTGGCAGTATGTTTCAGCAGTATGTAGGCGAACAGGTAGCCAACCTAGGCTTTGACTTCGTTAACGGCACACAGACCAGCCTAGAGCCTCTCAGACGTATGCTTGAGAACTACAAGGATGACTTCACCCCCAACCTTCGTATTGAGTGGGAAGACATTAGTATCGACACCCTACTCAAAGCAAACGATCTACAGACACAGTGGAAGTTTAATATCCCTAGCCTACGCCGCAAGGTAGAGGGTGTCAGTGGTGGTCACTTACTGTTGGTAGGCGCACGTCCTAACACAGGCAAGACATCCTTCCATGCGTCTCTCATTGCTGGACCTGAGGGTTGGGCGCATCAAGGTGCTAAGTGTGTGGTGCTATGTAATGAGGAAGCATATGAGCGTGTAGGAGCACGTTACTTGAGCGCAGCCTCTAACATGTCTATGGATGAGGTTAAGGCTAACGTAGCCCTCGCTCGTAGCCGCTATGAACCTGTTAGGAAGAACATCCGCATCAAGGACAGCACCAACAAGGATATGCAGTGGGTTGAGTCTCTGGTCAAACAAGAGAAGCCTGACGTACTGATCCTGGACATGGGTGACAAGTTCGCCAGTAAGACAAGTGATAAGTCCGATGTGTACCTAAAAGATGCGGCTATCTATGCTCGTAACATTGCCAAGCAATACAACTGCTGTGTTGTATGGATGTCACAGCTGAGTGCTGTAGCAGAGGGTAAGGTATATGTAGACCAATCCATGATGGAAGGCAGTAAGACAGGTAAAGCAGCAGAGGCAGACCTTATGGTTCTGATCTCTAAGAACCCCATTGTTGAGGGTGCTGATGAAGAAGATACACAACGGCACTTGAATATAGCTAAGAATAAGCTTAAGGGTGGTTGGCACGGTGTAGTACACTGTGAGTTAGACGGGGCGAGATCACTATATCAAGCCTAGAGGAGAGAGAGATGAGACTTGTACTAGACGTTGAGAACACAACAAACAGGCGTAGGGATAAGCTACACCTAGACCCATATGAGGAGGGTAACTTCCTTGTGCAAGTCGGTATGCAGAACGCAGATAATCACGAAGAGTTACATATTGTAACATTAGATCACGTTGAGAAGAAAGACACTAGTGGTGCTGGGCGCAAGCTAATTCAACAAATCTTAGACATGACTACTCTTCTCATCATGCACAATGCGCAGCACGATCTGATGTGGCTATGGGAATGTGGCTTTAAGTATGACGGGCCTATATATGACACCATGCTTGCAGAGTATATCCTACTGCGTGGTCAGAAAGATTCATTAAGCTTAGAGGCATGTGCAGAGAGACGCAACCTTAACGCTCAGAAGGATGATACCCTCAAGCGTTACTTTAAGGAAGGGTATAATACAAATGAGATTCCTCTCAGTGAGCTTTGCTTTTATCTTAGGTGCGATCTCGACACAACTCGTGAGTTGTTCCACAGCATTGAGGCAGACTACGGTGAACCAGATTCAGCCAGTCTACATACCGTTAGAGACGTTACCTTCAGAACCTGTCAAACCCTTACCCGAATGTACATGTCAGGAATCAGGGTGGATCGTACAGCCTTAGATGATGTACGCTTACAGTTTGAACGTGAGAAGGCAGACATTGAGGATCGACTACAGCATAAGGTGCGTGAGATCATGGGTGACACACCTATCAATCTTAACTCACCAGAGCAGATGTCTCAGGTTGTCTTCTCTCGTAAGGTTAACAACAAGAAAGAATGGGCTGACTTGTTTGAGCATGTGCGTGACAAGAAGGAGTTTAAGCAGGCTGTAGAAGCTAACAGTACTATCATAAAACGTACAAAAGCTTTCACCTGTCCTACATGCGAGGGTACAGGTAAGACTTACAAGATCAAAAAGGATGGCACTAAGTTTGCTAAACCTAACAAGTGTAAGGACTGTGATGCTCGTGGCTATGGCTTGAAAGAGCTTAATCATATAGCTGGTCTAGGCTTTGGTGCGCCAAGCAAGAAGTGGGTAAGTGCTAACGGGTTTAGTACAGGGAAGGATAACTTAGATGTACTTGTGGGAACTGCTAAAACGAACAACATGGATGCTGCTGTTGAGTTTCTTACTGACCTTAAGCGTCTTTCTGCTGTTAGTAGCTACCTCTCTAGTTTTGTGGAAGGTATCGACACCTTCACCAAGTCAGACGGTTTCCTGCATGTGGGACTCACCCAACACATTACTGCAACAGGACGTTTTAGTGGAAGAAATCCCAACATGCAAAACATGCCAAGAGGCGGGACGTTTCCCGTAAAGAAAGTGTTTGTGTCACGCTGGGATGGCGGCTACATCTGCGAGGCTGACTTTGCTCAGCTTGAATTTAGAACGGCTGCATACCTGGCTCAGGATGAAGTCGCTATGGAAGAGATTAACACAGGCTTTGACGTACACAGCTATACTGCACAGGTTATCTCTGATGCAGGTCAGGCTACGTCACGTCAGGAAGCCAAGGCTCATACGTTTGCACCTCTCTTTGGCGCGACAGGGTATGGCAGGTCTAAGGCAGAGGAAGCTTATTACATTCACTTCACGGAGAAGTATCAGGGTGTAGCTAACTGGCACAAGAACTTAGCTGATGAAGCTGTACGGTTTAACAAGATTACTAATGTGTCAGGGCGTCAGTACGCATTCCCTGATGTTAAGCGCAACGCTCGTGGTGGTGTATCACACTTCACCATGATTAAGAACTATCCAGTGCAGGGTTTTGCTACTGGTGATGTTGTTCCTGTTGTGCTAATTGAACTGGAGGAGCGGTTGAAGGGGTTACAATCTTGCTTAGTGAATACTGTTCACGACTCAACGGTTATAGACATTCACCCAGAGGAGAAGGAGACAGTGTTAAGTATTATAGAAGACATGAATGAGGGCTTGACAGACTTAATTGAGAAAGCCTATAACGTAAAAATGAACGTGCCTCTATTATTAGAATCTAAAATCGGGCCGAATTGGCTTGACGTAAGAGATGTATGAGGTATAACTAAGACTCTTTTTGACTGTAGTAAAGGATATACAGATGAGTACAGAACTAGCAACAACAGGCTGGGTAGACCCATTAGCAGAGCTTATAGGTGAACCTAGACCACAGACACAATCACGATCTTCTCTAGCTCGTGTTAGCGTGTTGAGTACAGCCATTAAAGGCGAGATTGAGCTTGGCGGTAAGAAGATCAAGACAGACGTTTTACCTGTTGGGTCTTTCAAGATCACACTTGGTGATAATGTCTTCTATGCAGAAAGCGTAGAGGTTCGTATAATCACGCATCGCTTTCAGTTTCAGCGGTGGAACACTTCCACTAATGAGATGGAGAAGTCCGTTATGAGTCGTTCTACTTACAGCGACTTAAAGGATAGCACTGGTGGCTTTAACTTAGGCCGTCCCTCTGGTTACATTGAGGATTGGAACGCACTACCTGAAGCTACTAAGGAGATTATTCGCTCAGCTAAACGTGTGAAGATCTTCATGGGTACACTTACAGTTAAGGCTCCTCTTGATGATGCAGGACAACCTACCGCTGGTGAGTATGTTGATATTCCATTCGTTATGGATGTTAAAAATAACGATAGCCTCAAGAGCCTTGCAGCTACTGAAAAAGCTATTGAACGTAAGAACGTCAAAACTCACATGGCTAAGGTTATCCTTAGTGGTGCAGAGGGTTCAATTCCTACAGGTGCTACCTATGGCTACGTTACTTCTTCTGTAGGAGAGATTGTACAGGAGTCAGACGAAGACACTGCAGCTATGAGGAAAGTAGCTTCAGACTTCTTGGATTATGTCAGCTACTCAAATGGTAAGATCATGGATCTACACATTGAGCGTTCCAATACAAGTATGAGCAAGGAAGATGCAGCACTTGTAGGTTCTATTATTGATGTAGAAGAGGCACCATACTAATGACTCATCCCGCAGAGATAGCTGTTTTCTCTTTCTTGCAGAAGGCTATGGCTGGTGAGACTACTATGACAGAGGAGGTGGCTAAACAAGTCGCCTCCGATGTTGAGGCTGCTTTGTACAAGCAATTCTCAGGTGGTCCTCGTGATGATTTTCGCTTACGGATGTCTAATATCGGTAGGCCAAAGTGTCAGCTATGGTTTGACAAGAATGACCCAGAAGACAAGACACCTTTCCCTCCACACTTCCTGATGAACATGATCCTTGGCGATATAGTCGAGGCTGTGTTTAAGGGCATCCTACGTTCAGCAGGTATAGAGTTTGAGGATAACAAGCGTGTCACACTCAAGTTACCTCATGGTCAGGAGATCAAGGGTGAGTATGACATGGAGATGGATGGACGCATTGACGATGTTAAGTCTGCCTCACCTTGGTCTTACGATAACAAGTTTGCATCCTTTGGTTCTCTAGCCTACAAGGATGGCTTTGGCTACGTGGCACAGCTTGTGGGCTACGCAGAGGCCGCTGGAAAGGATGTAGGTGGCTGGTGGGTAGTCAACAAAGCAAATGGTCAATTCAAGTATGTAGACGCCTCTGAGGATGTAGACAAGGAAGCAGTTCTAGCCGACATTCAAGCTACCGTAGACTACATTGATAACGATGAACCGTTTGAGCGTTGCTTTGAGCCAGTAGAGGAATCCTTCTACCGTAAGAAGACAGGTAACTGGGTGCTACCAGATGACTGTAAATTCTGTAGCTTTAAACATAAGTGTCATGACAACTTTGAGACACGCCCAAGCATCCCTAGTAAATCCAAAAACCCACAACTTGTAGACTACACATTCATAGCAGAGGAATACCTGAATGCCTAAACTGACTATCAACGACACCGACTACTACACAGAAGACTTCAATGATACTCAGACAAAGCTCTACAATGAAGTGATGCTTGCAACAGATCAGATGAAGCGCCTAGAAGTTCAATTCAAAGCACTGGAGGGCATGACTAATTTACTAGCATCTCAGATCGTAGAAGCAGGTAAAGATGCCGAAGATGAACCGGAGGCATAACTCTAAAACGTATCGCAGTGGCCTTGAAGTTGAGGCCGCTGCATACCTCAAGGATAGGCAAAAGATTGTAGCCTATGAAAAGTTAAAGATAGAGTGGGAGGATTTAAAGTATCGTACATACACACCCGACTTTGAGCTAGACAACGGCATAATAATTGAGCTGAAGGGGTTGTTTTCTGCTGCAGATAGACGTAAACATATAGAGATACAGCGTCAGCATCCTAAACTAGATATTCGTTTCGTATTTAGTAATGCTAATTCAAGGCTTTACAAAGGAGCCAAGAGTAGGTACTGCGATTGGTGCGATCAAAAGGGTTTCCTCTGGGCTAATCGTGTGATACCAGAAGAGTGGCTCAAAGAGAAAGGCAAGCGAATGAAAGAGCAACGTGTCAAAGTTAAGAGGAGAGAGTAATGGCTTATGAGATTAAACCTGGTGACGTAGCTATTGTATTATCTCCTGTCGTTGAGGACGGTGAGTGGACAGGTAGAATCAAGACTGGCATGGTCTTTGGTTCGGCTGGTTCAGAGGATGGCATGAGGGCTGCTCTTGATGAGGCACTCACTATGTCTGCAGCACAGCAGTTCTTAGAGCTTTACCCTGATGCTTGGGAAGACTTTGCAGATCTACGGCAGGGCATTATTCAAGAGATGTTTCCCGATCAGTATGCAGAAGCAGAACAAGAGCAAGCAGAAGCTACAGCGTATGAAGTAGAGGATAATGTAGTTACACTTACACGCTGGTCTAAGACACAGGGAAGCGCATGAAGAAGTTTAGTGTTACTTTTGTTATGAAGGTTGATAAGAATAATAACATACTATCATCCTACGAAGACAGTCATGAGCAAGACATTCATGACTTGATTACAGATGTTATCTATGATGTAGATGATGTGGAGATTGAGAACTTAAACGTCAAGGAGAGACAATGATTACACAAGAAGATATAGATGCGTTTGCTGCTATGGCAGATGTTAACACGCAGGATTATTCCTACTGGGTAGAGGGTAAGATTGTAACAGAAGGTGAGACCCGCTTAGTGGAGAATACACTAGGCTTAGTAGGTGAAGCAGGTGAGGTGGCTGAGAAGATCAAGAAGCTACTGCGTGACAACACCAAGGTCTCATCTGATGACATTATCAAGGAGCTAGGTGACGTTGTGTTCTATGTTACAGCCCTTGCTAATTACTTTAACAGTGACCTCACAGAGGTACTACAAACTAATATGGACAAACTAAACAGCCGTGCAAGACGTGGCGTTATTAAAGGATCAGGTGACAACCGATGAGCAATCAACTACCAACAGACTATCAAGCATTCATTCACAAGTCACGCTACGCCAAGTACTTTGACGGCGAAGGCCGTGAGTCATGGGGTAAGACAGTAAGCCGCTACATGGATAACGTAGTGCGCCGTGTGACAGGTGATAACTCTTACATCAACGACATTGAGCAAGCTATCCTTGGTCAAGAGATCATGCCTTCTATGCGCGCTATGATGACAGCTGGCCCAGCGCTTGATCGTGACAACACTGCAGGCTACAACTGTAGTTACCTACCCGTAGATGACCCTAAGTCCTTTGATGAGGCTATGTACATCCTCCTCTGCGGCACTGGTGTCGGGTTCAGTGTCGAGCGCCAGTTTATCAGCAAGCTCCCAGAAGTGCCTGAGTTGTTCCAGAGTGAGTCTATCGTTGTCGTTAAGGACAGTAAGGAAGGCTGGGCTAAGGGGTTCCGTCAAGTTCTTGCACTCCTGTGGGCTGGTGAGATTCCTAAGTGGGATGTCTCTCGTGTACGTCCTGCTGGTGCAAGACTTAAAACATTTGGCGGTAGAGCGTCAGGCCCAGCGCCACTCGTAGAACTATTTAACTTTGCTGTGTCTACCTTCAAGGCGGCACAAGGACGCAAGCTTAGCTCTATGGAATGTCATGACCTGATGTGCTTCATTGGTCAGATCGTTGTCGTAGGTGGTGTGAGACGTTCAGCTATGATCTCATTGTCTAACCTGAGTGATGACCGTATGCGTCACGCTAAGTCAGGTCAGTGGTGGGAAACTGCTGGTCATCGTGCCTTGGCTAACAACTCTGTATCGTACACTGAGAAGCCAGACATGGAAACATTCATGCGTGAGTGGCTTGCACTGGTTGAGTCTAAGTCTGGTGAACGTGGTATCTTCAATCGTGAGGCATCCAAGAAGCAAGCAGCTAAGTTTGGGCGGCGTGATCCTAACCATGAGTTCGGGACCAACCCGTGTTCGGAAATCATCTTGCGCCCATATCAGTTTTGCAACCTAACGGAGTGCGTAGTACGTGCGACTGATACTATTGAGGATCTTGAGCGTAAGGTTAAGCTGGCTACCATCTTAGGTACGATCCAGTCTACCATGATTAAGTTTCCATATCTGCGTAAGGTCTGGCAGAACAACACAGCAGAAGAGCGCTTGCTTGGTGTGTCTATGACAGGCATTATGGACAACCCACTAATGACAAACTCTAACAAAGGATTGGAGAAAACTCTTGAGCATTTACGATCCGTGGCTGTGGCTACTAACGCTGAGTGGGCTGAGTTGCTTGGCATCCCTGCTAGTGCTAGTATCTCTTGCGTTAAACCTTCAGGTACGGTCTCACAGTTGGTTGATTCCGCTAGTGGTATTCACGCACGTCACAGCCCCTTCTATATTCGTACTGTGCGTGGTGATAATAAAGATCCACTGACACAGTTTATGATTGACCAAGGTATTCCTAATGAGCCTTGCGTCATGAAGCCTGACTCTACTGTAGTGTTTAGCTTCCCTGTCAAGTCTCCTGAGCAGGCTGTCACACGTAATGATATGACTGCTGTAGAGCAGCTTGAGTTGTGGCTCACCTATCAGCGACACTGGTGTGAGCATAAGCCAAGTGTAACTATCTCAGTTCGTGACAATGAGTGGATGGCTGTAGGTGCTTTTGTGTATGAACACTTTGACGAGATGTCAGGTGTATCATTCCTGCCACATTCCGATCATACTTACCAGCAAGCACCTTATCAGGACTGCACTAAGGAAGAGTATCAAGAGATGCTTGCACTTATGCCAGACAGCATTGACTGGGAAGGGCTTAACGAGTATGAGAGTGAAGATAACACAGTGTCCATGCAGACTATGGCCTGCTCTGGTGATAGCTGTGAGATCGTGGATCTAGTATGAGCTATACAGTGGTAGGAACAGATAACTGTAAGTTTTGCACTAAAGCAAAGCACCTGCTACGAGAAAAGAGGGTAGGCTTCACGGCCTATTCTCTAAGCTCCCCTAGCAGTAAGTGGCTATTGACACTCATGAAAGAAGCGGGTATGACTAGTGTACCTCAAATCTGGGATAACGAAGGCCGCCATGTTGGTGGCTACACAGAACTAAAGGAACGTTTAGATGGTTGAGTTTTTTGTAATGTTTTTCTTGGCTGTAGCAGCAGTAGAAGTAACAACAGACGTAGCAGGTAAAGCATACGATTATGTAGAACCTAAAGTAACAGAGATTGTGTCTGGCGAAGAGTCAGATACGGTACAAGAATAATGTTTACTTTAGTTATGATTGCTTTCTTGGCAGGGGAGGAGCCTATAGTTAGGGCTTCTCCTGATCTGTATCGCTCTTACTCAGAGTGTGAAGATACTGCTATAGATGTAATGAATATGCTCATAGATGAAATACCACCTAAGACACTACGTCAGTCAAGGATAGTTTATGTTTGTGCGGATGTACCGGAGAATGTTTAATTATGAACAACATTGAACCCTTAGAGAAGCCTACACGAACACGGCGTAAGACAACCTACAAGGGTGCAGCTAACAAGCCTACCTCTGGTATTGTACCTAAGACAGTGAACCAAGGAAAGTTAATCAGTGCTATTGCTAACAGCAAGCAGGTGCTTATCCTTGGTCCTGCTGGTACTGGTAAGACATACGTTACAGCAACGTGTGCCGCAGACTTGTACACACTAAAAGAGATAGACAAGATTGTTATCACACGTCCTCACGTAGCTGTAGGTAAAGATATTGGGTTCCTGCCAGGTACGCTAGAAGAGAAGGCACAACCGTGGGCGTTGCCTGTGCTTGATGTACTGGTGAAACACTTAGGCCGTGGTGCTGTTGATACAGGTGTAAAGAATGGTAACATTGAAGTAGCTACACTAGCGTTGATGCGTGGGCGTAGCTTTGACAATGCGTTTATCATTGTAGATGAAGCGCAGAACATCGACATACCAGAGATCAAGATGCTGTTGACACGTGTGGGTGAAGGCAGTACTATTGTACTCAATGGTGACATCCAGCAGTCTGACTTAAAGGGTACGTCTGGTCTAGCTAAGATCATTCATCTCGCTAAGAAGTATATGCTTGATGTACCTGTAGTAGAGTTTGGCGTTGATGACATTGTGCGTAGTGGTATCTGCGCTGAGTGGGTCAAAGTATTTATGAAGGAAGGTCTGTGAAGTTAGAACAAGAAGCGAAAGCACACGTAGAAGGTACACGTATCAAGTTCTATGATGAGTTAGCCCAACATGCAGAGGCATTAGAGAGGCATATCAAGAGTAATCTATGGCAGAGTGACGAGAGGAACAAAGCACTAGAGCATCTTATAGCTACGGTACTATGGGCAAGACACTGTGTTAAGAAACACGGAGTACGATAAAGAAAAGGGGAGCTTAGTGGCTCCCCTCTCTCGTTTAGTTTAGTTCTTTCACTACCTCTCTGTAGCGTTTACCATATAGCTTACCTGCATGGAGATAGTTCATTATCATGTCTGTCTCCTTCACCATACGCTCCTGTGGATCATCATTATACTTATTTGTAGTTCGTATCTCTTCAATAACCTCATCAAGTGTAGCAGTACTTGAGTAACCAAAGCGTTCAGCCATAAGAGGCCAAGCTAGATCAGCATCTGCCTTTTCATTCCTGTCAAGCTTCTCAACACGTCCACGCTGGTATCCCATAAAGAGTGCAGCTGAGTCACCCTCCATCTCGTACATAGCATCAAGCTCTTCTACAGCCATCTCCTTAGCTATAGATACCTTGTCACTTATCATATCTTTCAAGAAGCGTTTCTGCTCATCTATAGACATGCCTTGGTATCCTGGATCTTTCAACACTTGCTCAGAGATAACAAAAGCAAGATTACCCTGTAGGATCTGCTCTGTCATAAGAGTTACAGCGGTGTTCTTCTCTCTGTAGGGATTGTACAGAGTAAAGGGGTCAAGCTGTAGACGTGTAATCTCACGCTGTAGGTCATTCTTAATAGGCTTACTAGCAAAACCTGTAAGCTGTTTAAGCAGAGGATCTAAGGCACGAATAGGTCCATCACCAAACACATCAAAGCGTAGGGCATCGTAGCCTAGACCTGCACGGTCAGCTTCTTTGTTGTACTTTGATTGGTAATTGACTGCTGTAGAGCTACGGAAGAACTCAAGCATACCCTTCTCACCATTGTTTGCTGCAGGAAAGTCAGGCAGCTGTCGTGTGATACGGCGGAACAAACCCAGCTGCATGTTAATAGGAAATTCTACATCATGCTCTACCATGTTTGTGTAAGACATTAACCCATCACGTGTCTCTGGGAAGTAGGTAGATAGCGGGTCAAACTGACCATAGAAGTCCTTGACTGCAGCAGCAGGGTAAGTGAAAGCAGAAAAGTAATCGCCTAGCTCTTCACCTACAGGCCTCCAGCTACCTGTGTCTAACGCCTTAGATAGCTTAGTAACGAGTCCACTATTAGGGCGGAACTCACTACCAGCCAACAGCTTAAGAGAGTCTTTTACAAAGGCTCCTGTATCACCATCCCACTCAGAGAAAGGTGTATTAGGTAGCTTAGTAGGCAGACCCTCCATAGCACGTGCTACTTGGTGCATCATGAAAGCGTTGTAGGCCTGTGGGCCAAGTGCAGCCTGTGCATCCTTACGTGTTCTACCATCCTCCCACTCAAACCAGTCACGATCATTAGCTACATTTGCTTGCTGCACTTTCAAGTGGCCTAATCCTACAACAAAACCTGTCATAGCCTTGGCAAACTCTTTATCTGCAATGTCGCTACCTGTAGCTAAACGCCTAGCAATAGTCAGACCTGTGTAATCACTAATGTGTTTTGCCTGTGAAGCAAGGTAGCGAGGAAAGGGTATAAGTACTGTAAGTCCACTACGGGTAATAAAATCTACTACAGATTTAGCTGCTTTGCTCTCAGCGCTAGAACCTTTACCACCTAGGCGTTTCTGGAAGGTAAACTCTAAGCTTTCATCTAGAGCATCCTGAAGAATGTCTTCTGGTAGCTCAGCTATTGTACCCTTCTCTAGCATATCCATAACGCTAGTGCCTAGCTTAGGATCATTAAGACGCTTTAGTGAACGATCAATAGAGCCTACAACTACCGCCTTCTTGAATACGTGATCCGATACTGTGTTTAGCTTGTTAAAGAAACCACCTACTTTAGCGAAACCTGAATCAGCGCTAGTCCCTGCCTCTGCCTGCGCTGCTTGGTAGAATACTTTAGACATCTTCTCAGGGGCAACGTCTGTTAACATTGCAGTAACAGCGTCTGCAACGTAGGCGTCTTTAGTCAAATATGACATTACATCTGCTGCACCCTGCAAGCCTTCGTATGTATCCGTTTTACCACGAGCTTTACGTACAAGGTTGATACCCACTTGGTCAACCATATCTATTGCACCCATAGCAACACCAAAGATGTTGTTACGCATTGTAGTGGTAGGCTGGGATGTCATTAAGGCTCTGCGTAAATCTTCTGCTCTACGGAAAGTACGCCATGTACTGCCTGCAATACCGCCACCCTGTTCTTGAGCCTCAATTAGAACCTTGGCATCCTCACCACTAAGGCGTGACATACCCTGCTCATACAGAGCATCAAGCTTTGCTTTAAACTTGTCAGCATCAACAGGCTTAACTGTACCACCTAAGTTATTCTTTAGGTTCTTCTGACCTACCAAGATCTTAGCAGCCTCTGATACTTCAGCAGCATAGACAGCTGACAGCTCACGTGGACTCAAGCCATACTCTTTACGTACACGATCAAAGATCTCTCTAGCAGTACCACTACCACCTGGAGTCTCCATAATATTAGCAAGTTGCTCTGTGATACGAACACCTTTACCTGGTTTAATCTTTAGCTCTTCTGCTAGATCAAATGCAGCTGCACCTAAGATCTGTATCTTCTTACGGTCAAGACCAGCTATAAGTCCGTCAGGAAGGTCTGCACTTAGGATGTCTACCTTAGCCTTCATACCCTCATCGACAAGCTTAGGATCAATAGCGAATAGCATTTTGCCAATTACTTCATCAGCAAGCTCTTTCTTTTCTTTGTTCTTAGATACAACATCCAGCTTAATCTTAGCCTTCTCTGCAGCCTCTGCAATACGATCTGCCTGTGCCTGACGCCCTTTATCAAGTGTATCTACAAGCTTATTAGCACCGCTCTTCTGTAAGGCAGCAGCACCTACGTTAACACCAAAACCTAGAGTACCACCAATAGCACCAGCAGCAGCTACATTCTTGTAGTTGATGTCATACTCTTCCTCAATGGTATCACCAGCGTCTGCCTTAGTAGCCTCTAGACCAAGCTGAGATCCAGCAGCTACACTGCCATCTAACAGACCGCCCAGCGCAGCACGTTTCAGGTACTTCTTAGCAGCAGCACGTATAGCAACCTGAGCAGCAGCCTTACTGCTCTGAATAGCTGCAGCACCTGTACCACCAGTAAACATACCTGCAACAACAGAACCTACAGTACTAGGGGCAGATGCAGCACCAGTTACATAATCACGTACAGCCTTACCATGGTCATCCCAGATACCTTCACCATCTGCGTTATCAAATGCAAAGAGTAGACGCCCGTATGCTTGCTTATGATCTTCTGGTGTTTTGTCATCCTTGATGTAGCTGAAGTCTTTAGCCATACTAACTTCGTTTGTATTAGCCCAGCGGAAGTGTTCTAGCACCTCGTTAACTACATCCTCACCATTCATATTAGCGAAGTCTTCGTCTGTATAACCCTTACGGTTAGACTTAAGGAAGGTAACACTGTCCTCAATGAAGTCTACATCAGAGGCAAAGTCTGAGAGCTTCTTGCCCCGCATGTTTTCCTCTGTGTAGTACTGTTTAGTTCCAGCCATTCTTAGCTCCCGTAGCCAATTTTAAGGATATTTGCAATAAGATCTATAGTTTTCTCATTAGGGTATTCCCCTGTTTCCTCATTAGCTAGACCTGTCTTAATAAGAAAGTCCTCTTCTTTCTCAAGGAAGTCATATAACCACTGCTTTGCCGTGTCGTTATCTTGAAACTTAACCCCTTGCTTCATAGCAGTGTCTAATGCACCATATACAAGAATTTCAAATGCTTGGTCCTTAGGTACAATATCTAGTACTGTAGGAGGTGTATCACCTGTAGGGTCAGCTTCAAAGTCAGAACTCATTGTACCTGCAATAAAGTCAACTGTTTCTAGAGGATTAGATGGCAGCTTAGCGCCAGGGAATGTTGTGCTAAACCAATCGCTAAATAGATCACCTAAGCTAACATCCTTAGAATCTCCATTTCTACCTTTAGCAATAGCATCCTTTAAAGGCTTCATGTAGTTGTTAAGGATAGAGTTAGCTGACTCTGCAGGCTGCTTAATAATTGAAGAAAGCTTACGTACTGGACCCTCAATACTATCAGCTAGTGCTTTAGTAGGTTTCTCCAGCAGATCTGCTACAGGGTCCATGGTTCTTTTCATGAATGGTGCAACTCTAGGACTCGTATCTGTATTAGTACTAACTACAGGTGAATCGTCTTCTACAGGTACTGCAAGTTTTTTAGCTATTAAAACAACCTCTGGTGAAGCAGGTTCATCCTTAGTAATCTTAGCAGTAGCTGACTCTGGTAGAGATCCAGAGTTTCTCCCTATAATGTTATTTACTATATTTGATGCACTGCGGGATTCAGGTGGTCCATTTACAACGGCTGGCTCAGCGGGTTGTGGTCCTGTGGGTTGTGGTCCTGTGGGTTGCATTTCCCTTTGAAGATTTTCTAGATCTGATAGGCTGTTGTTTTCTGCTGTTACACCTTCACCTGTTACATTAGGAACATCACCGCCCCTCTCTGTGACTTCACTACCAAGTATAGCTTCAATAGTCTCCATAGTAACTTCGCCTGTCTCTCTTACAGACTCTAGTATAAGCTCCACAGCCTTACCTGACTTAACAGCCTCAGAGAAATTGTCTAACTCATTTACTGTGTTAATCTCAGCACGTACTGCACTAAGAGCCATGTCACGCATACCCCTAGTATTGAAGCCAATACTCATACCTTTATTGATAAGCTGTTTCTCAAGCTGACCAAACTTACCTGCACCAGACTCAATAAAGGTAGCTAGGTTTGTTTCATTAATATTTTTACTGTTAGACTCTCCTATAGCCAGCCGTATGGCTGCTGAATTTGCATCAGTCACTGTTGCAGTTGGATCAGTTAAGTCCAGCATAGTGCGATAGAGACTTCTCCTAGAGTCGCTTAGCGTTGTATTGAAAGATCCAGATGTGTAGTCTGTGTTAGGCAGTACAAAAGCACCAGTACGAGTTACGTTGTCTAGAGGCTTACCCTTAACACCACCTTGTGCAGCAAACATATTAAGATCTTCTACAGATGTACCCATCACCTGCATCTGATTAGCAATCTTCTCAGCAGAAGAACGTGGGTCTAACATTAGTACCCCTGCTACTGCCTTAGCGAAGGAACTTTGCTGGTGTGCATCACTCTTGTTATTAGGATCTGCAGCCAAGTTCTTTGCATAACCCAGGTGGATTTGACGCATAGCATCTGTAGCTGTCATACCCTCAGGTAGAGAGAAGTCTTTTGGCAGAGATAGACCTGTAAGTAAAGTATCACGGTTCACAGCATTAGGGTCAAGACCAACCTTCTTAAATGCTTCTCTAGCTTCTACGCTCTTAGTATAAATGTCATTCATATCGTAGTTCTGAGCGAGGGCTACAAACTCTGCTTCTGAAATATTGAACTCAGTGTTCATAACCTTCATCAACTCAAGGTCAGCGTCTACATCAGCATTAGCTTTAAGGAACTTGGGTTGCCAAGCCTTAGCTGTATCCATCATATTATCTACGTATTTGTTTTGTTCCTTACGGCGTTCTTTAATACCTTCAGACAGCTCCGTACCAAAGCCCTTACTAAACCCTGCTGCAAATGCACTCCATGCCATGATTAAACTTCCTTCGCCATGAGACCTGTAGGAGCAGGTGCTTCTTCAGTCATTGTTTCTTCTGTATCCATGTCATCTGCAGTAAGTTCTTCTACTACATCTTCCTGTATTTCTACACCTGGATCGTTTGGTGTTGCCTTCTTACCCTGCACTAGTTTAGCCTGCAGTTTAGCAGCAAGAATTTCCATACGTTGCTTCTTAGCCTCTGCATCCTTATCACGGTAATCGTCCATGGTATTCTTATAGTCAAGCCCTGCTGCATCAGCGATAGCTGTCAGGTTAATAATCATGAGAGGCTTTAGCAGTAGCTTTACATCTACAGAGTGAATGCCATCCATAATACCACTAGATAACATAGAGTCAACTACAACGCTTACGGGAATACCCAAGTCAAGCATAGTTAGAACTTCGCCCTGTGCATCTACATCACCCAGCTTCTTTAGATAATGCTCAAGAGCATCCATAGGATCTGCATACATAGGAGGATTTTCCCATGGAGCGTTCTTGGGTTCGTCTGTTAAAGACTGACCTGGGATAGGGCCATCAAAGAGTGTAGTTGCAGCCATTATAATATACCTTACTTAGTGAAACCTGCGCCAAAGTATAAACCTACAATGGCGGAAACGATGTGTGTGTCTAGGGGTGTGATAACGAAGCCTCTAGCAGCCTGCCACTTTACTGTGCCATCACCGCCAAAGATCCAGTTGAATAAACCGCCATGTACTTCTGTATAGCCTACGATAACGCTTACCTCAGGATACCATACAGCGACAGCCTTTGGCAAGACTATAATTGAGAAGATTGCAGATAGAGCAATAAGCCTGCGTGTCCATGCGAAGTGCTTGTCAGTCTTACCAGCGTTACGTGCTTCAGTTACACCACCAATGAGTAGCTTCTGTTGCTCTGCTTTATTCTTAGCGTTCTGCCCTATCATAGACATAACTCCACCTAACACGGTAGAGAACAGCATTGTGATAAGTTCTAGGGGTAGGCCAAACATTAGGGTCTAGCCTTGGGTCTCAAGGAAGTAGCTACTGCTGTATCTTCTGTTTTAATAGGTGCTAAAGCTTTAAACATAGGCTCTAGATCTTTCTTTACCGTATGAATACCCTGACCATACTTATCAGTACCATCTGCTTTTGCTACAGAGGCCCATATGTTAGCTATTTTATTTTGAAAGGAGTCCTGACTTCTCTTGCCGTTGATATAAGAATTATACCCTGCTTCCTTTAGTGCTAATAAACCTATCTTCTCTTGTATTGCTGGGGTGTAGATAGTATCAGCCGTAAGCCCTAGTTTATCTGCCCAAGAGTTTTTCTGTGGTTTTTCTGCTGTGCCATTTGCACCAAAAAGAGAAGTTTTTATTACTTGGTACTTACCTACAGCACTCGTTCCTTTCTTTGTACCTTTTACTTTACCTTTTGTTGCGTTGATTAGCTTTCTTTGGTAGGTTTCAAGTTCTTTCATTGTCATCTCTGTTACAGGTTTATCTGGTGCTAAAACACTTCCATAACCGTAAACCATGTCATACTCGGTAGACCCTATACCATACTTATCTTGGGCTTTAAGTTTTCTAGGATCTGCCCCTTCTCCAATAGCTATTCTATCAAGTAAATCTTGAGTAGCCCCATCATCCAGAACACCCATATAGTTATCGTCATCAGGTAAACCCATATCATCATCTGTAGCTGGAGGACTCATAAGACCTTCCTTAGGCAGCTTACCTGTTCGTAAAAACTTTTCATCATCTGTTAATTCTTCTACGGGTTTGTCTTCACGTGAGAGCAATCCTTCAGATAACGTAGGCTTTGCAGGTTCTTTAGAGGGGTCAAGAAATACGTTGTCTGCTACCTGCGACCAAGACGGCTCACCTAACGCAGGAGCCGTATCACTGGTAAAAGTCAGCGGTTCAGGCTGTGAAGACAATCCTGCTTCTGACAGAAAGCTAGACACGTCTATATCTTCAGGTTTAGGTAAGGGCTTAGTTGATCCACGCATAACCTTAGACTGATACGAGTCCAATACTTCTGTACGCTTCTGCTCAAGATAACCCAGCAGGTCTGTGATTACGTCACCATCATTAGCTTTTACTTCAGGTTTATCAAACATACCGCCTCCAGCTACCCCGCCGCCCTCTTGTTTAGGTGCAAACTTAGCATCACGCTCAGCTATGATCTGCTCCATGAGTTTTCTGATGTCGTTGGCTGCGGCATTTCCGCCTGTTAGACTTGTCATTAGTATTATTCCTGCTGTTATAAAATAGTGAGCTTTTAACTCCACCCAAATACACCTTTAAGAATGGTTGGGCCTAGAGCGCCTATAATCGTACCCACACCTGTACCGCCAGCTACATCAATGTTAGCTTGGTCAGTAAGTCTCTGGGATTCATTCTGCAAAGACTGAAGTGTAATACTTGCATCACGATCCAGTTGTTTCTGTGCTGCATTAAATACAAAGCTAACTAAGTCACGCTCTTCCTGTACAATAGCATTGTATGCTGCCATAGTGAACTCGTTAGATGACATAGCTGCATCACGGTTATTCTGGTTCTGTGCTGCAGTGGCTGCAGTAGTGATAGCCTGAGACCATGCAGCGTTAGCCTGTGCAATAACTAGAGCGTTTGTAGAGTTGAACTGGTTACGTGCTTCTCTGGCAGTAGCATTGAACTGGTCAATAGAGTTAGCCTCACCAGCATTAAAACGGTTCATGCCATTGAGCTGCTCATTGTTATGCAGAGCAACGTTAGCAGCAAGACTAGAGAAGAACTGGTCTGTCTGGTTCTGACTTGTAGCGTTAAACTGCTTAGATGCGTTCGCTGCTGCTGTATCTGATAGCAATGTATTAGCAAGCTGTTGAGCCTTGAATACAGATGTCTGCTGCTCGTTAGCTAGGTTAGTCATGTCCATCTGTAGAAATGCTTGAGCGTTTTGTACTGCAGAGGACTGGCGGTTGTTTAGGTTAGTGATGTCTACGTTATTAAGAGCAGCCGCATCAGCCATAATCTTAGCATTAGTAGCATTTAAGTTAGTAAGGTCTACAGTCTGTGCCATACGAGCATTCTCTAGTGCGATCTGTTGATCTGCAGTAAAGTTAATGTTGGCAATGTCTGAGATCTTAGCAGCATTAGATACACGAGTTTGAAACTCTTGGTTAAACTCTAACCCAAGAAACTCAGCACGTTTCTCTGCAGCAAACATAGCAGCCTGTTGCTTATTGCTCAGGTTCTGGGCTTCAAACTTAGCAAAGGTAGCAGAGTCAATCTGCGCAATAGGAAGCGCACTCTCCATAGCTGACTGTATCATAGCCTGACCAGCCATAGAGGAAGCAGACAGCCCACGTGCAGCCATCTGTGCAGCAGCATTACGCATAGCACCAGCTGCCCATGCAGGAGGCTCACTACCCTCAAACTGCTCCATCAAGCCAGTAAGCTGACCCTGTACTGTAGCATCTGTAGAAGGAGCGCCTGTAGCAGCTTCAAAGTTAGTCTCTTTCTTGACACGTTCCATGTCAACAGTAGAGCCTTCAATCATCTCACCTTCTTGTACGACACGTGCGTCAGGTGCTATAACTGTACGAGCTTTTTGGATCTGCTCTACAGATAGACCTAAAGAGGCTAAATCTTCTGGTGACATCTGAGCAGCTTCAGCAAGAGCTTCTTCACTAGGTTTACCTGTTGCTGCAGTAAGGCGATCCATTACAACGCCGACACCTGCAGTAGCTTCTACAGGCTCATAGACAGCAGCCTCTTTTTCTACTGGTGCTGTAACCTCAGGAGCAATACCTGCCTTAGTTAAGGCTGCAGTAGCTGCATCACCAGTAAGCTGCCCTGTAGTAGGGTCAATCTCACCAGCAGCCTTATCCGTGGCTGACACTGTAGCTGTATCTGCTTTAGTTACCAGCCTAGATGGGTCTGTAGCAGCTGTACCTTTAATCTCTGTAGCACTGGGCATACCTGCAACTTTATATAGGTTCTGTGCTTGAGTAAGCCTGCCACCAGCTGCGTTTAATTCAGTCTGTGCCTTAGTCACGGCGTCTACTAGAGCTTTATCTTCAGGGTTAGCTTTTTGTGCAGCAAGTGCATCCTGCAGAGCTTTGTTTGATGCCATTACTTCAGACTTAGCTGTATCCAAGTCTCGTAGTGCGGGACTAACTGGTTTACCAAGTCTTCGTAAAACTTCATCTTGATCAAAAGTTGCGGTAGGCATGGGTGCGGGAAGAGGCTGATCCCCACCTCTAACCACAGGCATAGTGGTTGGTTGTGCAACCGAAAAGTCATAAATTTCTGGTTTGCCAACTTGCGGTCCATCAATTAGATTCTGATCTGCAAAACCGCCTACTGCATAGCCTTTCTTAGTAGCCATGCCACCATAAGCCATACCAATACGCTTCTGCGCTACCTCTGCCATCTTACCTACACGAGCAGCAGCACCAGGCTGTGACGCTAAGTAAGCAGCTTGTTCATCAGCCTGCATACCCTGCATTTCAGGTATAATCTTACCCATCTGTTCTGGTGTGAACCCTGCAAACTTCTTAGCCATAATTACTTATTCCCTAACTGCATCCATACTGCACCAGCTATGAATGTTATAATTGCGATTGTTGTTACCTTTACAAATGTAGTCCAGATACCTTTACGTGTATCACGCCACACCTCTAATAGGTCTCGCATTTCGTTGATGTCTTTGGCTGCACTGTCATCGTGCAAACCTATAGCTGACAAAGCCTGCTTAGCTCCACGTCTTGCAGCCCTGTCTAGCATAGCTTCTAGCTCGTCTGGTGTCAAGTTTATAGATGTCATTATACTTCTTCTTCCCATTTACCATCAGGGCAGGCTGCAAAGGGTATGGCTGTTTTAGCTGGCATAAAGCACTTGCAAAGACCACACGTCTTAATCCCACTTAGATGATCACAATTATTACAGATAACCATTCTCTTCTTAGACATCTCTAGGATACGTGTGGGATGGTACTTGTAGTGCGTTACGATTACTTCTTCGCCATCTGGGTCAGTAACGGTTTCTGTCTCAACTAAAGCTTCATCCTTAGACCGATCCATAAATTGTTCCGTTATCTGTAAGTGAAGCATATGTGCCTGAGATAGCTGCCCCACCTGCACCACCCCCATCAGCACCAGCTAATCCCCAGCCGCCGCCACTAATGGTTTGGTTCTGAGTAGCAGACAGAATAGAACCACCTTGGCCTCCTGGGTTAGGCGCACCAACACCCGTAAGTCCTGCAGAGTACGACTGAGGTGGACACCCGTAGGGGTTAGTCAATGTACCAGTACCTGTACAGCTACCCCCGAAACCAGTGCCAGACCCAGCATATGCTCCCTGCTGACCGCCTGCCGCACGTGTGTTAGAAGCATTTGTCGCAGTACAACTAATGGTGCCTGACATTACGCCGCCCTCTGAGCATCCGTAGGGTGAAACAAAAGCACTTAAAAACTTAGAGAAGGTGTAGAAACCACCAGCAGCACCAGCTTGACCTGGCAGAGATTGACCAGCACCGCCACCGCCTTGAGAACCACCGCCCCCGCCACCACCGCCTGCAATAAAGGCACCAGAGTTATTGGTGATGTCTACTGTGTCAGATGTTGTAATGTTTAAGGCAGTCCCACCTGCACCACCGCCCCCGCCACCACCGACACCCGTAATGTTACCGCTGTTTATAAGGCTAACACCGCTAGGGAAACTGCCTGCCAAACTAGCACCGTAATACAGAGTTACGCCTGCATTAACATTAGCAATCAGACGTGTAGCTTCATCCCAACCAGCGGCAATAGCTAGTGCTCGTATGTCAGCGTTTGCAGTATCGCTGGTGATGTTAAAGGCAAACTGGTTGTCAGCACCGTAGAAGTCACTGATGTCTATAGCACCAGACGTAGGAATACCTGTTGCACCTGGTGGAACGTAAGCACCATTACGGTAATACTCAGAGAGGCTGATAGGGTTAGCCCCACCAAACTCTGATTGTATGTTAGATAAGGCTATTGCGCCTGAGGTTTGTAGTGCCATTAAACTGTTCCGTAAGCTGTTACATCACCTGTTACGACTAAGTTACCTGAGGCGTCTAGTTTCATCTTGTTTGTACCGCCAGTAGCGAAGTACAGTACACCAGCACTCTCAGTCACAGTCCAGTCACCTAAGTCTAAAGTAGTAGTTATGCTTACGTCAGAAGTACCATCAAAAGAAACAGAACCTGTTACATCTCCTGCGAGACTTATAGTACGGGCAGTTTCTAGTGCTGTAGCTGTAGCGGCATTACCAGAGGTATTCTGATTACCTGCTGTATTTACACCTGGTAAGTTAATGTTAGAAGAGCCGTTGAAGGATACCCCACCGATAGTACGGGCTGTTTGTAGTGTAGTGGCTGTACTGGCATTACCTGATAAAGCACCCTCAAAAGTACCAGCTACAAATGTCTCACTGCCTACAGTCCACTTATCGTCTGCTTCGTTCCACACAAGTGTTTTGTTAGTAGCTGTACCGCGCTCAATCTCAATGCCACCATTCTGTGTAGGTGTACCTGTCTCATTAGAGTTGAGAACAATCTGGTTATCTGCAAGATTGAGTGTCTCAGTGTTTACGGTGGTAGTAGTGCCGTTTACTGTTAGGTTGCCATTAACTACAGTGTTGTTAAACGTAACATTAGATGTAGTACCTACAGCCTGACCTATAGCTACAACACCATCTGTAATGCTTACGCCTGTACCACCACTAAAGTGAGCACGTGTTTCAGCAGCACTAGGGCCAGTGTATGTAATAGCGCCAGCAGAGTAAGTTAAGCTACCGTCACCACCAGCGTCAGTGACACTAATAGCAGCCTTAGCTGCTGCAGTAGCACGTGCATCTGTGTAGTATAGGTTAGTTGTGCCCTCTGCTACAGTGTCTGTATTACCTTGTGTAAAACTAATAACGCCTGTACCTGAGTTGTAGCTAAGGCTACCCGTAGCTGACACAGAAGATCTAGCACGATCAGTAGTAAAGTACTGGTTAGTTGAGCCTTCACTGATGTCATCTGTGTCATGGTTAGATACGTCAGATACTGTACCTGTTACATTACCCGTGACGTTACCTGTTACATTACCTGTGATGTTACCCGTGACACCATTTGTAGCTGTTATAATACCTGTAACACCAAGAGTACCACCTACTGTAGCATTCGCTGATACAGTTAAGGCATCTGTGTCTACAGTGCCATCAAACCAAGCATTCTTATATTGTACAGAGGCTGTACCTAAGTCCAGAGTGTTAGTAGTCTTAGGCGTAAGAGCTGTACCTGAAACGATAAGATCTTGCGCTGGGCCTACCTTAGTGATAGGCGCACCTTCACCTGCAGTACCGTCATGAGCGTGACCAGTAGATGCGTTAAACCCTGCCTCAATGGCATTGTACTCAGCATCAAAGTCATCCGCATCAATAACGTTACCGTTAGCAATGTTGTTTGCTGTATCCTGACGTGTATAACCTGCCATGTTTTAGTCCTTACTGTCTATCGTTCTGTCTAAACTCTAGCAGGGCTGTGTCTAGAGTGAATGTAGGGTTTGTAGAATTGTCTTCAATACGGATAGCTATAGTCTTACCTGAGCCAATAATATTTGTGTTGTAGATCTTGTCTAACTGACCGCCGTATGTAGATGTGTTAAACACAGAGTTAGATTCCCCAAATATGAATACAGATGTACCCGTACTTTCTACGCTCTGTGTAGCGGGTTGTATAACACCTGTGTTTGTAGATGAACCAAAGTCATACTTAACGTTAAGATCCAGAGACATACTGCCAGTAGGTTCTGCATATAATGTCATCTTGTAGAATGACTTACGCATCTGAGGATCAGACAGAGGCATATAGGGTGACTCGTAGATAGCCTCAATAGGTAGCCCATCAAAGCTTGATCCTGTATCTAACTCATACACGTATCCATCTGTATTAGCAAAAGCAATAGTCTCAGCTGTATCTGTGTATCTACTGTCTGCTACAAAAGCTTTTATCCCCTTAGTTGTAGACCAGCTAATACCAGATGCACCCTGTGACACAAACTTAGTAGCTATTAAGCCTTTAGCTGCTTCATGTTGTTCTGACTCAATGTAAGCAAAGATACGATACTGAGCTTTCTCTCGCATAAGTACAGAACAGAAGTTAGGCGTACTGCCAAGGAACGTGGTAGCATCCTTAGCGATAGGATCAGAAGCAATATCCAAACCAAAGTCACCAATACGATCCGTAGCACTCAGCAAGCGGATACCATCAGGAGCAAGGTACATAATGTCACCACCAACTTCCTGAATAGTGTCACCATTAACACAACCAATACGGTCTGTAATAGGTGATACCTGAAAGTCTGCTGCGGTGTTACCTGTTATGCGTTTAATGCTGTCAGTAGTAAATACTATGAGCTGGTCACGGAAGACAGCTAGACCTGTTATCTCATTAGCTACGTTGATAGATCCAGCGCCATTAGCTGCACTAAAGTCATCTACAGTAAAGGGTGCAGTAAAGTATAGGTTGTTACCCTTAGCGTAGAATGCTGTATCCTTAAACACTGCTACATTCTCTGCACCTAGTACGTCTGTGCTGCCTGTAATAGCTGTGAGAGTATTGCCTGATGTGTTGTACGTAGCAGGGTAGTTATTACTATCTACAAAGATAACTTTATCGTCACCGTCTAGGTTATATAGAACATGCTTAGCCTTACCACCAAGCAAAGGTCTTGCACCCATGGATGTCCACGTAGTACCTGTGCCGTAGTAGTACTCTGTTACGTTAGAACCGTTCTGTCTAGCTACAACAATACGCCCAGAGCTTATTACTTTAAGCGCTAGTATAGGGCCAGACCCAGGTACAGCTGTAGTGCTGAACTTCTCAAAACCTTTGATCTTAGAGTAGCCACCCTCTTTGCTAGACTCAAAGTTCTGCAAGATAGTAGCAGAACCCACAGCATTACTACCCTGTTGTAGAGGGCTAAGGTTAGAGATGAGACCACCTCTAAACTCAATAGGGAATGTCTGCCACTGTGTAGCCATTAGTAATATACTCTCGTGTCTCGCAGGTATTCAGTGCGATTAATATGTAAGCTACGTAATTGTTTAATGCCTTGCTCAAACTTTTGTAGTGCTAATTGTGCTGCCTGCATGTCACCACGGAACTGATAAACGTAATACATAGCGCCATCAACGATGGTATAACGGTATTGCTCAGGGAGTGTAGGTACATCTGTAGAAAGCTCTAGATCGTAGCCTGTACGGAAGTACTCATACACTACTTCATACTCTTTATCGGGAGTAGGGTAAAAGATCAACTCTCTACTAGGTGTACGTACAACATGCGTTGGTGTATTTCTTATGCTTGTGGTAGAGTTATACTCAGTATCTGCATACTTGTCAAGCCATTCTTCGTATGTTAGTACTTTTAGTTTGACTGTACTAACATTAAGATCATCATCACGCTTGATGCGGAAGGTGTTCATGTTAATAGTTTTACTATCATAAGGCATACTATAACGTACTTCACCAGGAAGAAGTACTTCTGTTTCTTCTACATGGTTCCAAGGCCACTCAAACTCTTCCTGATTGACATGGCGAATAGCTGCGTTAACAGCATCCTTAGCAAAACTGTAGTAGCCTGTAGCTGCAGGGAAGTTAGCACTCGTAAGTTCTACTTCATTAAGGCGGCGGTTAATATCGTTAACTAGGCTAATGTAGTCGTATGCCATTCTTACTTCTCCTTGACACGCAGAAATACGCTGCGCTCATACTGTAATCCGCCTATTGTGGTTATCTTACACGTAATTCTGTAACGTTTATTATTTGTACCTAAACTCAAGCGAATAGTAGCCACAGTTGTAGTGTTAGTAGCCTGTACAAATTGTAGCCCATCTACAAAATCTGTATTGTTCACTTCTGTTTTAACACCTACTGCGTCATCAATATACCAAGTAACGCCAGAAACAGCATCACCACTCAAGAAACGAGACCAGTCTATGCTGTAATCAAGTAACTCATCTTTATCTTTATCAGGCCACTTATATGACATAGGCTATCCTTTAGGCTGCAATATTTACTGTTCTGCTTGCTGAGAATACAGCGTCTATAACTATTGTTCTGTTATCTTCTGCTATATGTACAACGTGATTTAAGGGTTGAGGATTGGTGTATAACGTCCTGTCTCTACTGTAAGCATCTGCCTCAAAGGGGAAGTTGATAGCAATAACTGTAACAGCTGATACCGCAGTTGTACCTACTACGTCTTCTAGTCGCTCTACTACATTTACTATTACAGGGTTGATTGTAGCAGTTGCTACTACAGAAAGCAAGGACTCTGATACGTCAATCTCAAAAGAGTCTAGGCTGGTAGGTTCCACAGTACCCTGTGCTGAAACACCGACTATGGACTGTAAGGAGTCAGCGTGTGGTATGATAGCAGTAACACTACCTGTAGCAGAAGCGCTATCTAGAAGCTCTGAGATATGTGTAGTTAAACTACCTGCAAAACCCGTAGCCGATACAGAAAGAAGGTTCTCACTAATATCAATCTCAAAGCCACCTGCACTAACAGGCTCTAAAGCAGTTGAACCTGATACTGAAGCAAGTGTATGATTACCTTTAGCATCATACCCTACAGTAGCTACACTTCCTGTAGCGGATACACTGGAGAGTAGTTCAGAGAGGTTAACCTGTACTGTACCAACAGATACTGTAGCACCAACAGAGTTTGTGACCTCATCAGGGTTTAGTGTTAGATTACCTACCGTACCTGTAGCTGATACAGACGCTAGTAGTTCAGATACATTAACAGTTGTAGCTGTTATGCTACCCGTAGATAGTACAGACGCCAGAGCTACAACAGCAGATATACCAGCCTGAGATGCAGCTAAAGGTGTTGTAGCTAGTGGGGTAAAGCCAAACATACTGTATTACTCTCTACGTATTAGGGTTTAGTAGGCCATGTAATGTCAGCGGGGAAGCCAGATTGCTGTGGTACATCCCTAAGTAAAGAACGATAAGCAGCCCATGCAGCTTGATCTACAGGAGCATCAGCAACCTGTGTCCAGTCTGAGGAAGCCAGGAGTTCATCACGTTTATACCGTGCCACTAAAGCAGGGTCTTCTGGTTCCGGCTCCGGTTCTTGCTCCTGTGCCGGGATGTCCTCTACAGCCCATGCAGAGCCATCCCAACGTGCCAACTGTTCGTCTGTTGTTGAAGGTGGTGCAGTCTCTACGCAACCCGCTGGGATGAGCAAATTGCTTTCATCCATAGGGTCTTGGTCTGCTGTTGTGATGCCTACGAAGACACCATCAATGTCGGTTTGATATACGTTCATATCTGTGTCTCCTTAGTATTTGATGCAAGCAAGTAGTGCTCTGTTGCGTGGGCGGTTCTCAGAGGAATTTGAAGTTGCACCCGTATAGTCTGTGGTGATTGTGAATGGAAAAGCACCGCCATTTGCTTGAACATATCCGTAAGTAAAACCACCCGAATAGTTTCCTCCCCCACGGAAAGTGTGGGCGTGACTTTCCATCTGGTCAGCCTGATACGAACCAAAGCTACGACCACTATCAACACCACGACCGTCATCCCAGCCACGCAAGAACTCCCCACGAAGATCAGGCACGTTAAACGACCCACCAGAGCCACCGAATGTGTAGCCGATAGCTGAGAAGAGGGATGAATATGTGCTTGTACTTAGTGATGCACCGTTGGCTTTAACATAACCAGACGGGGCAGAGGAACCTGCGTGGTAAATAACGGAACCCGGAGGGCCAGAACCCGCAGGACCAGTAGCACCTGTTGGTCCTTGCGGTCCAGTAGCACCAGTAGCACCTGTAGAACCTGTAGCCCCTTGTGGCCCTTGCGGCCCTTGTGGCCCTTGTGATCCTGTAGAACCCTGTGGTCCTTGTGGTCCTTGTGGTCCTGTAGCACCAGTAGCACCAGTAGCACCCGCAGCACCAGTAGCACCCGTAGCACCTGTTGGTCCCTGAAGTGCAGCATTAGCGATTGTATGTTTTTCCCATACTCCAGAAGAAACATCGTATACCGGAATTAAATCAGTAGATATGGCATCTGAGCCAGTAGTAAATCCTGTTAAAGCCGCGCCAACATTTGCTGTATCCGTTACGTCAGCACTGGCTTCAATACCGTCTAGCTTTGCACCATCCGCTGATACGTCACGACCATCAAAAGTCTGACCAGCGGCAAATGTAAGAGTGCCTGTAAGCGTATCGCCAGACTTAGAAACTTTAGAAGCAATATTAGTAGCTGTAGTAGTAGCAAAGTTTGGATCGTCACCAAGCGCAGCAGCTAACTCATTAAGCGTATCAAGCGTACCTGGTGCAGAATCAACAATATTAGCTACAGCTGTATCGGCGTAGCTAGTGTAGTAAGAACCGTGTTGACCATCTAGAGTATCTGCATCTACGTTTAACGCATCAATGTCAGCCTTTGTTTGATCTGCAGTGGCACCTGTTTCAATACCTGCTAACTTGCTTTGCTCTGCATCACTAAACTCGTTAGTGTTAGCATTACTTTCATAAGAAGTCTTAATCTCTGCAGCAGTCTGGTCTGCAGTAGCACCCGCTTCAATACCGTCTAGCTTACTATGATCTGCATCAGTAAATACGTTAGTGTCAACACCAGCAACTATAAGAGCACGGATCTCTGAGTGTGTCTGGTCTCCTGTAGCACCATGTTCAATGCTGTCTAGTTTACTACCGTCAGACGCAATATCACGCCCATCAATAGTACCTTGAGCTATAATGTTACCACTAGCATCTAGCAGATCAGCTAAGTCACGTGCTTTAGTCATGTTTAAGTCCTACGTATTAGGGTTTAGTCGGCCAAGTGATGTCGGTTGGGAAGCCAGCTTGATCTGTGATGTCACGCAGTGCTTGGCGATATGCTGTTTGCTCTACTGTCATCGTGCGGTCAGACAAGGCCCATACATCAGTTTCTGCTAAAAGTTGGTCTCTCTTTGGGCGTACTAGAATGTCACCAGCATCTTGTTTCACTTGATCCTCAATAGTCATATCAGAACTTACCTTTCAAACGATTTAAACTGATAACTTTGTAAGTTTTATACTAATGGTATTAGCATTGAAAGAAAGATTATCATTGTATTGTGCAGTACCTGCTCCACCGCCACCATCATACACATCTGTGGCATAAACCTCAAAGTAGTCCCCTGAGCCATAAGAAGCGAGAGGTAATAATTGTGTGGTGTAGGGCCAAGTAATATCGCTTGTCCAAGCGCCAAAGCTTACAAGCCGCTTCCATAGACCTGCCGAAGAGTCATAGTGTACACATATAATTTGTGAACCCCAGTAGCTGCCCCGCCTGCTGTATACGCTGGGAGTAGGAAAAAAGAACTGTATTTCGGAAGTTACACCATTCGTAAGAGCGGGAGTTTGCATTATCCTTTTGTTAGAAGGTGGGGTTGTAGAAGTCCCCTCGTTGCTAATAGATCCAATGTTGTTGAGCCCGTCTGCGGGTTTAGTAAAGGCGGCATGTGTGTTGTATGTAACTACTACAGTTTGTACATCCCCGCCACCAACACCCGCAGCACCAAGTGCCGCCACTGTAGTCGCATCAATGGACGTAATGTTACTCAGCGCCCTGCTGTCATTAATAACCGTAGTACCATTAACTTTAATCGACATCTTCGTGTCCTTCCACTATTAGCGCTTAGATTACCAAGGAAGCCCAGCGGTAGTCGTTGGGTTCAACTCAGCGTTAATCTTGTCAGCAATGGCTGTTTCAACGTCAGCCTTCACGACAGTGTTCCAGACCCAAGCAAGCACAGCGTCTTGCGTTAAGCTGTCAAATGCAATGAAGTCAGAGGCAGATGCGTCAGGTGTCCATGAGGTTGTCCCGTATGAGCCAGCAGTAGCCTCCCCATCAACACCCTCGCAGCGCCAGTGTGCCACTGTGACACCACCGTCTGCTGTGTTGCGTTCAAGTTCTGCGATAGTCCATGTGTATGTTACAGCCATGATTACTCTCCTAGTTTAGCTTTAAGCTCGTCAATCTGAGCCTGTTGTTCTTTCATGGCTTCAATCAAGAGAGCCACCATGTTGCCGTATTTAACTGACTTGATGCCTTGGTCATTTGTGCTGACTACATCTGGGAGTACAGCTTCCACTTCCTGAGCGATTACGCCGACCTCTGAGCCACCATTCTCTAGCCAATCAAATGAGACACCACGCAGGGACTTAACGGCATCCAGAGAGCCTGTGAGCGTCTCTACGTTAGTCTTTAGTGTAGCATCTGAGGTGGTGTTGAAGTTGGCTGCATTTACTGTGCCGCTAAAGTGGGCGTCTCTAAAGCGATAAGATGCAGCGCCTACGCTTTTAGCATCGTCTACTAACGGGTAAAACTGGTTTGAGTCCCATTGATAAACACGAGTTCCCCCAACACCTAGTGCGCCCGTACTTGTAGAGGTATTGAAAACAGGTATGCTAGATACAGCATCAATACTCCCCACAGCAGAGCCGTTTTTGCGCAAATCAATTAATGTTCCGTCACTTGTATCTCTATTTACAAAAAGAGCCTGACCTCCATTTCGACTTGCATAAATATAATCACCAAAATTTAAAGTAATTCCATTAGCATTTGCACTCGTAGTCCCCACCAGCACGTTACCGCTGCTGTCGATGCGCATACGTTCTGTGTTATTGGTAGCAACAATTATTGGGTCATTTTCACGCTGGGTAATACGTGCAGCACCGCCATCATTACCTATAACAAAACCGCCCGCGGCCTGTGTTGTGTATGTGCTATTGTTAAATGATAGATACGTTTGAGTGCCACCATATAATCGCAGTGCATAGCCGCTTGTTAAAAAGCCAGACGGATTCAGCCCAATGCCAACATTTCCGCTGCTGTCGAGGCGCATACGTTCTGTGGCGTTAGTCGAGAAAACTAAAGGCTGGTTTTCCCTTTGAGAGATGTAAGCAGCACTATCATCTACAGCTATATAAAATCCATCACCAGCCGCTTGACCACTGGTTGCAGTCGTCAGTTTTATTTGCGCTCTCTCCGCTCCCACCGCATCACCGTGAATGGCTAAGAGTTGTGCATTTGCATCTAAAGGTACGGCAGAGGAAGTGTTAATGCCAACATTACCGCTGCTGTCGATGCGCATGGCTTCGCCAACGTCACCTGTAGCCCCACCATCATCAGTTAGGAAAGCAAGAGATGCTAAGTTATCGCCCTCCCTAATGTTGCGTATATAGCTATCAGAATTGCCTGTTCTGAAATGAAGCTGTGAGAATGAGTTTGTAGTGGTATCCGTATTTTCTATTTGAATACCCGCATCATGGGTAGCGTCTGAATATGCAGTGCTATCTGTATACGAAATGTGCAAACTATTGTCAGGCGAACTCGTCCCAATGCCCAACGACTCAGCACTCGCATCCCAGAAGAACTTTGGCGTGGTACCTGTGTCCTCGTACAGTGACAGGTCGCCGTTGTTTTGGATAAGCATCCGACTTTTTGCTGTCGTAGATACTTTAAAACCACCACCACCAACAGCTTCTAAGTACAAATCACTTATGGCCTGAGTAGGTTTGATTACAGGTGTGTAGTTTGTAGTAAGGTCAAATGTAATACCTGCATTAGAACCATTCTGCACAGTCAGCCCATCGCTGGTCAAAGCACCCGTGATGTCTACGCCTGTGCTGGTGGTGGCGAGTTTTTCTGCGTTGTCATAATACAGAGCGACAGCACCATCTGCCGTAAACAAGGCAGTAGTTTCGCCTGTGTATTTCATTGTTCGCAGAATATTGCTGCGTATTTTTAATTCACCAGTTCCTGCATCATCAATTATTGACTGCGCCCCATCATGATAAATCTGTAGGTCAGACCCAGCGCCGAAAATGGCTTTGTCGTTGTCACCGAAGGACAAGTTGCCAGTCATGGTATCGCCAGACTTAGAAACTTTAGAAGCAATATTGTTAGCAGTGGTAGTAGCAAAGTTAGGGTCATCACCTAATGCTGCTGCTAGTTCGTTTAATGTGTCTAGTGTGCCAGGAGCAGAATCTACAAGATTAGCTACTGCGGTATCTGCATAGCCTGTGTAATAACTACCGTGCTGCCCGTCTAGTGTATCTGCATCTACGTTAAGAGCATCAATATCAGCTTTGGTTTGGTCTGCTGTCGCCCCGCTCTCAATGCCATTGAGCTTTGTGTGATCGGCATCTGTAAATACGTTGCTGTCAGTCGCGCTTTCTACAAGGGCGCGGATTTCGGCGGCTGTTTGATCGGCTGTAGCTCCAGTCTCAATACCAGAAAGTTTTGTCTGCTCAGCATCAGTGAAAGCATTAGTGTTAGCGTTATTCTCGTAGGCTGTTTTAATCTCAGCATCTGTCTGGTCAGCTGTAGCGCCTGCTTCTATACCATCTAGTTTAGTACCATCTGTAGCTACATCTCTGCCATCTACAGTACCAGTAACTGTAATATTGCCAGTAACGTCAATACCTGCAGCAAAGTCTACGTTAGCGTCAAACTGTCCACCAGTAACTTTAGATACTGTGTCAGCTAGAGTAAAAGCCTTAAATGCTACAATGTTAATCTCGTCACTGAGTGCAGCACCTGCAGTAAGCGTTACTGTGTTACCACCTGATACAGAGTAGTCTTGGCTGTTGCCCTCAAGAACAATACCATTCATGAAGACAATAATGTTATCATCAAAGAAGGCTAACTGATTGCTGTTATCATCATTACCAGTGAATACTGTCTGACCAGCTGTAGCTGTGAAGTAGAAGTAATCAATAGATCTACTACCAAGGTTCTCAATATCAGTAGCAGAAGTAGTAATAAAAACTTCTTGTTCACCCGATAGATTGAGTAAGGAACCTGTTGAGCTTTCCTCTAACGAGCGAGACATTGTAGTGCCACTGTGTGTATATACACCTGTGCCTACTTCCCAGTCATTAGTATCTACAATAGTGTATCTAACGGAGTTGCCATCAAGGATACCACCATCAGAGAAAGTCTGGAAACTCTCTACTGCAGAGCCAAGCGTAATTGTGCCAGTACCCGTAGTAGTAGATGTAACCTTTACACGGTTAGCAAACTTAATCGTCATGGATAGGTATCCTTGTGGTGTTTAGGCGATACGAATTACAGCTGTAGCAGCTGCAGCAGCAGGAAACTCAATAGTCAAGTCACCAGCTGTAGCACTAACAGTGCCACCAAAGTCAATAACTGCTACCGCTTTATTGCCCTGCGTTGAGTTGTAGATAATACAACCAGCTGTGGAAACAGTTACGTTACCAAATACTTCATCAGTAAAGTCAACAATAGCTGTACTGCCGTCAAGAGTAATAGTAGCACCGTCTAGAGCCTGACCACCAGCTGTGTAGTTTGTACCTACAGCTTCGTCTGTATTACCTGTAACATCAGAGTAGTTGGTTGTAGCAGCACCGTAAGTACCTGCCATGGAAGTCTTAATAAGAGCTAATTTTAGTACATCTGTATCCAGATCATGAACACCCCCAAGAAGCTCTTGCTTGAAGCTGTTGCACATTGCAGTTGTGATAGCCATCTTGTGATGTCCCTTTTATATGTGAAGAAAGCACAAAGGGGCCAGCATGTAGCCAGCCCCAGTGTTATGCCTATTAGGCAGCGTTGTAGTTAGCAACAATAAGAGCCTCTGGGCGCAGGATCTTGCGACCATAGAGGTGCATACCACGAACGATGTCAGCAAAGCTGTCTGGGTCACGGTAGTTCTCTACTTTGTTGATTTGCTCAGCAGAAGCAACAGCCTCGTCCTGACCAGCAACAACTACACCGTAGTTAGTAGACTGTGCAGTTGTACCGTTAGTACCAGCACCTGTACCCAAGTAAGGCAGGTTGTTGGATACGTAGATACGGAAGCCGTGCAGGTTGTTGAGAACCAAACCGTTCATCAAGCCTGAGCCACCGAAGTCTGCGTTCAGTACACGAGAGTCTTCGTCTTTCAGCATCTCAACAAAGATTGGATCAACGACCATCCAGCGACCACGTGCGTCAACGTTTTGTACGTCAAGCTTACGAGCCATACGTGCAACCACAGTCAAAGGAGAAACAGTTGTCGCAGACAATGCTGTTGCACCTGGGAGGCGTGGAGCGAGTGGGATGGAGTCACCTGCAGTAGCTGAACCAGAGATGGTCAAGTTACCGAAGTCAGTTGCGTCCAGTTTGTTGGTTGCCAACAGTTCGTCAGTACCAGCAGCAGCATTGGCTTTATCGCCAGAAGCTGTTGTGTTGACGGCCCAAGAGCCTGCACCACCAGCGTAACCAGACAAGTAACCCAAGCATTCTTCATCCATGGCGTCTGCCATTTTGTAGGCTGCACGGTTGGCTGCCAATGAGGTGAAGTCTACGTGAGAGAACTGCTCTTCAATGTCATCCATTTTAAAAGCAAAGTAGTTAGCTTTATCAATAGTCAAAGAGAAGTCTGTGTCATCAAGTTTCTCTACTGAGATACCTGTGTGACGCTGCAGAGCGTTGACGGTTACGTCTGGCTCTTTTTGGATGCGAACTGTGTCGCCTTGGTTTGCAATCTCACCAAAGTAAGAGTTGTTGGTGATTGCGTTAGTTACAGCACTTTTACGCAGAGCGATTTGTGCCTGTTTGGAGTAGATGATCGGGGAGAAGTTCCCGTTAAATCCACCACCAGCGGTTCCGATAGCCATAATAATTCTCCTTATAGATATGGCGTGAGAGATATACACTACATATCCACTAAAGAGGCTCGTCTTAGTAGGGTAGTCAGCTATGCTCTAAGGATGGCCGTCCGTTGAGCGCTGGGCCTATAATCTGAGGTAGTTCTTTGATGTGGCTTTAGTGCTTAGTGAAAAGCATGTACAGGCAGTTAATGCCTGACACTGTACATGCCTATAGTTTTATCTATGATTGAATAAGTGTCAAGTTATTTCTTAGACATATCATAAATAAATTTACCAGAGCGCTGAGCTTCAAAGATCTCATCATTGCGCTTCTCGTATTCTTTAAGGCTCATCTTAGCTACTTGTGATTCACTGAGATACCTTGAGGAGTCATCTGCATCCAATGAAGTACGACCTTTAGCTTTAACTGAGGATGCAGCTGCTTTGTCTGAGCTAGAGCTACTCTTAGTCTTTATACCTTTATCTGACTTGTAGAGATCAATAACACGTGCTACTGACTTAGCATCTTCACTGTTTTCGTACAGTGCATCCTGTACAACCTTAGGCTGCTTTTCTGCCCATGTATGAAACGCATCATCAGCACGAATATCTTGAAAGTCAGGGTGTAAGGACAATAGCTCTGCTTCTGCCTTCTCACGCTTAGCTGTAGCACGTAAAGATTCAATCTCTTTAAGACGCCCATCTAAATCAGCAGAACGTTCATTAGCTTTTCTATCAGCAATAGCCTCTACGATACCTGCAACATCTGGGTACTTCTTAGCCCATGCTTCTACTTCGTCTTCTGACTTAGGTAGTACAAGTTCATTCTTTGTAGCTGCATCAAGTTGTGACTTAAGCTTATCAAGCTGTGATTGAAACTCTTTCTCTTTCTCTTGAGTGTGTCGCCGTAGATCACCATAACGCTTCTTAAAGTTCTTCTCTTCTGCACTTAGATCTTCATCTTGTGCTTCAGCTTGTGGTTCTTCTTCTTGTTCGGTAACACTCTCTGCCTGAACTGTGCGCTCGACAGGCTCTTCGCTATCGGATTCCGCTTCAGCAGTTTCTTCTTCTGTTTCATCTGTCTGAATCCCTGCTTGTTTAAACAGAGCTTTTAGTTCCTCTTCATCACGTTGTACACGAGATATGTTACGATTATGGGACGCTGAGTCCGTCTGGATGGCTTCCGACATTTTATACTCCTTATGTTGGGGCCAGCACTATTGCTGGGTAGCCTTATTATTATATGGTATTTAGTTATACTCTAGTCAAAGTAGCCAGACTTACTTCCTGCTGTGCTACCCTTCTTAGTTTGTGCGCCAAGACCTGCAGCTTTGTTCCGTTCTTTAGTAGCTGCTGCTTTTTCCCTTTGTTTAGCTGCAGCTTTAGCATTAGACATAGCTGTTTGATAAGTGCTATTATCATTACTCCCACCCCCATTATTTTGTGAAGGCTGCGCTGTAGGCTTAGGTGTAGGAGCAACTACGTCATTACCTTTGCTATTTGCAATACCTGGCTTAAGAACCTTATTTGTTTTAGTATCAACGAGTACCCCGTTTACATACTCCATACCGTCATCTGGTGTTAGTAGATTTGCTAATCCCTCAGTGAAGCTATTACGTGCTTTTCCGTCTTCATCAAGACCACTCAAGCGGTTATAAATAGACACCCACTTTTCACGTTCTGCACCTTTTACGTTAGGGTCTTCTAGTCTAGCAGTAGCACCCTCAATCATCTTTTTGTTTTGATGACGCTTTGCGACCTCTACAAAGCCAGCTACAATAGGACCGCCTAATACTGCGGCTAGTCCAGTGAAGCCCTTAGCTAACATGCTATTGCTTTGCTCCATTGTTTTTTCATACTGTTCAATACCTACGTCAGGGCTAGTCCAATCAATAGACTCACGTTTTTGAGCTTCACGCATCATATCTTCATGAGCAGTATTGTTATTGTCATCTGGTGCAGTTACTACACCCAGTCCTTCAGGTACGGCAGGTACGGCAGATGCAGCAGGGGTAGTAGGTGCAGCTGCCTTAGCTGTATAACCTTGTGGAATAACAGACTGTGCTACACCATTAATAAACTGAATATACGTTATCTCTCCGTTAGGCCCAACGTACTCTCTCATCTCAATACCACTAAGATTAGATACTGGCATAGGTACGCCAGATGTGTCGCTAGTAATACCTGTAGCGGTTGTCATATCCGTTACAGCTGCAGGGAGTGTTAAACCGCCATCAGCATAACCACGCATATAACCACCCATGTTCATCATAGGCTGCTCTTCTGTTTCATCATCAACCATCTGTAGCTCTGAGATGTCAAAGGGAAGCTCGTCTTCAGCCATCTCCATACCGATAGGCTCACCACCGATGCGTCCATTAGCTTCCATATCAGCAAAGCCTCGCTTGGCTTCATTACGGATGTCCTCAAAGAACTTAACCCCAAAGAAGCGTACTACATCAGCAGGTACAACATACTCACCTTCACTCAGTTGAGCAGGGATGTCATCACGTACTTCTTCTGGCGTAGAGCCTGTAGGTACTTCATTGCCTGACACAGGGTCTACATCCTCCGCTAGACCACCTATTGCAAAGGCTCTTACTGTTTGATCCTCTTCACCCTGCATCATCTCTGCGTATTGATAATCGTCCATTACAACCCCACCCTTTGAGTAGCCTTTATTAAGTTCATCAAGTGTAGGGAGATCCTTGACACCTGCAGATTCGTTTATAGCATTAACCTCTTCACGAGATAAAACACGATTTACTTTCATTTCACCGCCAATAAGCCATTCACCCGTCATGTTGGGGTTAGTCTTATAACGGTAATGCCCCATGCTAGGCATCTCATCATTTATGTCTGCTGTACGTACATCTGGTGTACCGTCTTTTTTTATTCTTGCCTTAGAGTTAGCTATTTTTTGCCAATCTACGTCTGCAGGCATTTCTACTTCTGCCCATACCTGATCTTCTCCACGATACTTTACAGACTTACCATTTATTTTAGTTTCTGGCCCGATATGTGTGGCTATAGGAACATCACCAGCGTGCCATCCTGGCCTAGCAGCAACAGCTTTTACAGACTTAGCTTTTGATCCTTTAGGTAAAAAACCAGCCTCTATAAGTCTCTCACGAGTCTCTTGATCTGGGATCTTTATAGAATCACCCGTGCCTTTTTTACCTGCTGTTCCTCTAGATGGTACATACTGCTTACCATTTTCTGCAGTAAATCTATAATCGGGAAAAGTAGCATCAAGCCATGTACCTGTAGGTACTTCTGTATCTGCATCAACAAAAAGAGGGTATAGCTTACCGTCTTCCCCTTTAGTAAATAATTTATAAGCTTTAACAGTTTTCTTAGGTTGCTTTGGGGCTAATCTCACATTACCAAGACCAGAACCCATAGCATTAGGATCTACCTCTACACGCTTAGCTACATCAAATACTTCTTTAGCACCCTTCTTAATAGCTTTAGCAGCAGCATCACCTAAACCTGGTACAAGTCCTACAAGAGCAGCACCGCCCAGCGCACCCGCTAAATAGTAGTTAGGCTCATCTTTCTGTAGTTCATCATAGACATCTTTAGCAGCCATAGCGTCACCAATAATAGGTGTCATACTAGCGACAAAAGTACCAGCATCTTTAAAGGACACCTCTGGTATATCGACTGCAAGCTTCTTGCCCTCTGCAGCCCAACCTAAAGCTTCCTCTGTCTGGTTGTCTAAGTCAGCCATTTACTTTGTCCCTCAAGTACTTTAGTTGTCTCAGCGCTTTGATAGCACCCTGATGTCGGTATAGCTCTGCAGTATCAGAGATGTTTTCCATACTTCTATGTGTGGAAGAGATGCACCCATCAAGCTCCTCAATGAACGCATCCCATATCTGTTTATCGTTAACTAGCCTCTTAAGCGACATTACCGCTAAACCCTTGCTCACCAGGTGTTGGTGCTGTACCTACGCCTATCTGAGAGCCACCGCCACCTGAGGTGTCCTGTACGCCCTGTGGAGCCTGGCCTTCTGGTGCTGGGCCACCTTGGGGCATGTTTACACCTTCCGGCCCTGCAGGGGGCTGTACGGGAGCCTGAAAGCCTTTTAGGATCTCAGCTTGGATAGATGCGTCCTGCATAGAGTTAGTAACCTTATCGGGGTCAAGGTCCATAGACTTAGCAATCTCACGAATGATGTAGTCCATCTTAGCAAAAGGAGCTAGGACTGGGTTCTGTGCAACCTGCAAGAACTGCATCAAACGCTGTGACCGTACCTCGTTAGCCATGAGGCTCTCTGTACCAGAAGCATTTACCTCTAAGTCACCACGAATCTGGTCATCAAAGTCAAACTGCATGTTGAATGAGAAGAAAGCTTTACCAAGTGGGCGAAGCAGATAGTCATCAACGTTCTTAACTACCGTCCTAATAGAACCGTTAGCAGCAGACATAAGCATAGAAATACCAGAAGCTGTACGCCCAACGCCAGATACTCCGGTTTGTCCATGAGCGAAACTAGGAAATCCAGTACTCTCATCTGCTAGTACTCGTGCCTTATCAAAGAGTTGCATGTTCTCTTGTGCTACGTTGGGGAACTTGGTGCCGAAGATTCCTTGCCCTGGAGCACCGCCCTGACGCCGGAACACCTTGCCCGGATACACAGATAAGTCCTGACCTGGTACAAGGTTAGTCTCATCTACTTCAATGATAAGATTACCAGATAGTGCAGCGTTGTCAATAGCCATACGCATAAAGCCATTCATCAACGTCTGTGTATCGTCCATGTTCTCAGCAATGCCTACACCAAAGAAGGAGTAAGGGTTATGCTCATAGGGTACAGCGTAGTAAGGAATACGTGTAGGTTTGAATGGGTTAAGTACGAATCGTAGTACCTCACCGTTACATACCCATACGTTACAGTTAACCTCATCAAGATCTCGTAGAGCTTTAGGAATAGCTACTCCATGCTCTTCTAGAACATCCGTATCTACAAAACCCCAGAACTCTAGTACTTCCCAACGCTCAGAGGACGGCTGTGTATCGTCATCCTCCATAGTCATCTCCCAGTACTTCTGAACATAGTCTGGGCCTTTATCAATAGCTAAGCTAATTGAGTCAGACATAAAGTAGGGGCGGTTCTTAAGAGCACGTAATTGAGTACGTGACATCTTATGACGTTCTACCACATACTCAGCATCATTCATAGACTTAGCTTCTGGGTCAGGGTAGAAGTCCCAAACAGAAACATGGCTACATTCTGGCACAGTCTTTACGAGAGGTTCATACTCACCTTCACCGTTCCAGTTAGGATACTCTTTATCCACAGCAAACGGACCCTTCATGACACCCGTGCCAAGTAGAGCCATCTCAAATGCCATAGAGCGTAGATGTACAGAAGCACCAGACTCTTGAAGCTGATCGTGGATCTTCTTTTCCATCTTCTTAGCTGCAATCATAGCAGGATGGAATGTTACTGTGGTAGGAGTAGTACCGTCACCCTCAACTACCTTATCAGATACAGCTGAAAGTTTATCTTCTAGTGGGCCTAGACGATTAGCTAAGTCTGATAACGTAGCTCCAGGTTTAAGCTCTGTAACACCATCCAGCAAGTAGGGTGCAGCTGGTTTTTGCTCAGTAATAGGCCGTAACGCATCTCCTGCTGCTGCGGCGTTAGGATCTACGTTGATATGTACAGACTCTGCAACACCGTCAGGTAATACAGAGGGATTAACAGATAAAGGAAACTTGTTGTTACCAAATAGTACATCAACAATCTGTCCATACGCTGCAAGGGTCTTAGTCTTAGTGACTTTAACA